AGGATATATTGATGATATATATTGTAATTCTTTATCTATTATTGGTATTGAAAATCAATCAAAAAATTGTTATTGGAAATATCATTTAAGTTGGGGTGATGCCATTATGTTATTTGTAAGATACGGAACCCCTGAAGATTGCTTGATGGATATAATGTTTAAAGCAATAGAAAAAGAAGTTACAAACCATGCTTCAGAATATTATGAAATTCAATACGAAGCTTGGAATGGTCAGGTATTTAATGAAGAAATTAATCGAAGAAGTATTAGAGTTTTAGAAAGTTTAATGGAAGACTTAGACGATATGGTCGAAGAAGGTGGTGAAGAAAAAATGAAAAAATATTTTCAAATTTTAAACACACTAAATGAAAAAATAGGATTTAATACAAATAAAAAAATTCCAGGAGGTTATGAAATTAGAGTGTTTGATGTTGATAAAGACACTTTAATGGTTAATTATGGTTTACGTAAAACCGACAAATGGGGTGAACCATTTAAAAAAGGGTCCGCCCCATTACGTCGCATCTTGAACATGTTGGTAACTCCACCGATTGTTCCTTATATTGATTAATACTTTTTAATCAATCTTTCTTTAATAATTTCATAAAGACTTACTAAATCCTCATCAGGAATAAATAAAAATCCGTCATCATAAGCGTCACTTAATGTAATACCATCTTTTTCTTCATAAACGTCGATAGTTTCTAAACGGTGGAAAGTCTCGTCTTGGAAACCGAATACGTCTACGTCTTTGTCTAATTCTTCTACAAATGAATTCATAATTGTTTTTTGTGTGTATACTATTGGTTTGTAAAGATACTCATATTTTTTTAATCCCAAAACTTTTACCATATTTTTTCCAGCTTCAATTGCACATTTCACATCTTCGATTGAAATGAACTCTTGTGCTGAGTGCATATTATAGTAACCACAAGACATATTGATACAAGAAACGTCAATTTTTTTCTTTAATTGTGAGATGTCAGTATAAGGGTGAGATTGAATTAACATTTCATTACCAAAACTTTCAGTAATAACTTCTAATGTTTTTTCAAAGAATTCACTATCACGTTCAAATAAACGAACTCCCGAGCAAATCTCGGTAATTAAGTGATTACCTGGCGCATCGTATTGAGTAATATACCCAACATCTTGTAAGAAGTTTACATCACATTTTGATGAACCATGACAACCTGTTTCTTCTGATACAAATAAACCGATTTTTACTTTGTCTAATTGTTTACTTTAATACGTCAACAAGAGTGTCGTCAAAAGTTTTACCAAAAGTGTGTGGTCGTTTCAATTTTTCTTCTTCGACAACAATCTTATCTATTTTAGAGTGAACCGTATCTGTGTGTGCAATAAACATCGGATAGAATTCACCTTCTTCAAGTGTACCCTTTGTTGCATAGATGTTCATCATCTCATCACGATAAAAAGACACCCCCTCAATACCCTCAAGTTCATCACAAAGGTATTCCACCATATCCTCCTCTTGATATGTTTTTGACGGTACTGAAAGGAGTTCTTTAAATTTATTTAGGTCCATTATTTTGTTTTTTTTTACAAAGGTAATATATTTATATAATAAAATAAAAAAATATATCAAATTTTTATGAAAAAATTTTTAATGACAGAATCAGAAAAATCAAGAATACTTGGTATGCACTATAACGCAATGGGTAAATCATTAGTTAAAGAAGAGGCAGGTGACCCGGGAACAATTAACGCAGTGCCGAGAGAACAAGATTTAGTTGACGGGGGTATGAGTTATATTGGTATTGATTATTATGATGAGGATGGTAATAGAAAACAATACTATTACCATTGTACACCGTCGGTTTATTCAAAAAAGGAAGATTGGAATGTACCAGGTAATAGAGCAGGTGATTTTACGGACGGTGATAATAACTTAGTAACACTTCAACTAAAGGGTGATTATAAGACACAGTTAAAAAATGCTTGTCAAAACATTTACACTTTTTATAATAATTATAAAAAAACTTTTTGTGCGAACCCCAAAAATAAAACAAAAGATGCCTATGAGTTTTTATGTCCTAAAGAAACTCCACAACCTCAAGTTGCTGCGGCTACTACGAAAGTAACAGCACCAAATCCTGTTTCTGATGCTAATGTGGCTGATGCACAAAAAAGAGCGGCAGAAGCAAAAGCAAAAATAGAACAAGCAAATATTGACCTAAAAAAATTGATGGATACACCTAGGTTTTTAAGAACTACTGATAGTGATGGATATACCATTACTGATAAAACAACATTAGATGCTCAGGTTAAAGAGTTAGCCAGAGTTCTTGCTAATGGTGCTAATCCTACAGATAGAATAGATAAACAAGATTTATTAAGAAGTATGAATAATGTTATTAAAGCATTTCCTGAATACGGTGAAACTTTAAAAAGTTACATATATCAACTTCAATAAATAATTAAAATAAAAAAACCCACTCACAAGGTGGGTTTTTTTATTGACATACGGTTAGTACACAAAAAATATAGTTGTCTCCTGTATAAACATTACTACCAATAATAAATTCATCATCAATAACGTAATTAACGAAAATACCTGTGAAATATGGGTCTAAAAGTAGTTTATTATGTGATGGTGAATTAACCCAAGCATTAAATATTTCAGATGCAACTTGTTCTACAGTTCCTTGATATACCGCCCCGTATAAATTTTCACCAAAAAAATTAAAACCTGTTCTATTAACGTAATTTACCCTTTCATCAAAATTATTAAATGTTTTAGGGTAAGATGTTTTTATTTTTTGGCTATGGTCAAGAGGTACGGTATTAGTTGATGACATATAAGATAATTGCTGTTCATTCAAAGGTTTGGCCTTTTCGTTAACTTTATATGGTACTAATTTATTTTGGACACGGTATTTGTTTACTTTTTGGATAATTAAATCGTTAATTGATTGACCAAAAGTAAAAAACGAAAAGAATAAAAATAAAAATAGGAGTTTCATATTGATTTTGTTTTTACAAATATAATACAAAACTCCATATATAAAAAATTATTTCTTTCTTTTTGTTGGTTTTTTTATTTTAACGTCAGTTTTCTTTTCCTTTTCGTTATACGTTAAAATAAATTTAGAACCTTTTTCAGGATTATCAGTTAAAATTTTTTCTGTGATTGCATCATCCACCCACTTCTGAACCGTTCTTTTTAGAATACGTGCCCCAAATCTTGTATCAGTACCAACCTCAGTTAAATGTTTTTTCAAAGTACCATCAACCTCAACTGTGTATTCTAATTTTTCAATTCTTTCATAGAATTTATTTAACTCTAAATCAACAATCTTTAATAAATCATCTTGGTTTAAATCTTTGAAGTATACGATGTCATCAAAACGGTTGATGAATTCAGGTGCAAACTTTTTGAACAATTCTTTTTCTAACAAAGATTTAATTTCCTCGTCTTTTCTTTCGGTTTTTGTTGATGTTGAAAACCCAACTCCTGTACCAAAATCCTGAACTACTTTTGTACCTACGTTTGATGTCATTAAAATGATACAATTTTTGAAATTAATTTTTCTTCCATGACCATCAGTCAACATACCTTCATCTAACATTTGTAAAAATACATTAAAGATTTCAGGGTGTGCTTTTTCAATCTCATCTAAATAAGTGCGTCCTCACTATTGAACATGTGTTTTGCCAATTGTTTTGCCAACTCAGTTTTACCAACGCCTGAATTACCAATCAACAATCCACTAAAGATTGGTTTTTTGGGGTCATTAAGACCGACGCGGTTTCTTTGAATTGCTCTTGCAATTTTTGCCACAGCATCGTCCTGACCGATTACCCTTGTCGATAACGTATCTTTTAATGTAATAAGTTGTGAAGTCTCATCTGTAGTAATCTTATTGATTGGAATTTTTGTCATCAAAGAAACTACATCATAAACAACGTCTTCAGTTACCTCACGACGGTATAAATCTCTATTTTCTTCAAACTTTCGTTTTTCGTTTTCAAGTTCAGCTAAAACCTTTCTTTCTTTATCACGAAGATTTGCGGCTTCCTCATATTTTTGTTTGTTGATTACGTCTAATTTTTCCTCTTTGATTTTAGCAGCCTCTTTTTTAAGTTCCTCAATAATTTCAGGTAATTTAATTTCTACCTGTGAACGTGCACCAACCTCATCAATAATATCAAACGCTTTATCAGGAAACTCACGGTCTGTAATATATCTATCTGCCAATTCAACACATAGTTTTAGTATATCATCACTATAACTTACTTTGTGGTGTCAATATTTTTACGATACTCCTCCAATGTGGTTGCACCAATACATTGTAATTCTCCACGGGATAATGCTGGTTTGAAGATGTTGGATGCGTCCATAGAACCTGATGAATTACCCGCACCAATCATAGTATGAATTTCATCAATAAAAACAATAATGTCAGGATGGTCATATAACTCCTCCATAATTACTTTCATTCGTTCTTCAAATTGACCACGATATTTTGTACCAGCAACTACAGATGTCATATCTAAAGAAACTATTCTTTTACCCGCCAAATTTTGTGGACAATCACCCTCAAAGATTTTCTTAGCTAATCCTTCCACAATTGCGGTTTTACCACAACCTGGTTCACCAATTATAATTGGGTTATTTTTCTTTCTACGAGAAAGGATTTGAGCAATCCTATTAATCTCATCTTCCCTACCAATTACAGGGTCTAATTTACCTTCTTCTGCGGCTTTGATTAAATCACGAGAAAAGTTATCTAAAACAGGTGTTTTTGATGAGCTATCTTGTGTTTTGTTTTTTGGTTTTTCGTTTCCGTCTGCTGAGTCAATCATATTTTAGTTTTTTATCAAATTTAACTTATATAAACTGAATAATCAATTATTTTTAGGTTTTTGTCATAATGTCATATATAAATTTGACTTTACTGACATTTTGTCATATATTTAGTAGTGGCACATATTTAGTGTAAAAATACAAAAATAAACTTATAAAATGAAATAATACTATGATTAACTGGAGAGAATTTGATGAAATGTTTGATAAAATGTTTTCTATGAGGTCAGATTTTTTTAACGACAAGAGTTGGAATTACAAAACCTATAAATCACCTGATGGAAAATATTCATACACATACATGTCAAAAGGGTTTCAACCAACAGATGAATTAGATGAATTAAAAAATAAATTAGATGTTGCTGTTGAAGAACAAAATTTTGAGGAAGCCGTTAAGTTAAGAGACCAAATTAAGAGTTTAGAAAAAAACAAAGAAAAGATTTCGGAGTTACAAACTAAATTAGATGAATGTATTAAAAAACAAGATTTTGAAAAGGCGATTGAATATCGAGATAAAATAAAGGCTCTCAAATAACAAGAATCCACCTTCGGGTGGATTTTTTGTTTACAACTATTTTACCAATCATTATTTTTTAAATAAAAAATTATGGCAATAACAAGAACTGATATAGTTGGCACAAAAATTATTTGTGAAATTGAGTCTTCTAATTTAGTTAAGACTGAATATGATAGTGAAACAAATATGCTAATCGCAACATTTAAAAATGGTATTATGTATGAATATGAAGAAGTTCCACACAAAATTTACGCACAATTCAGACTTGCAGAATCACAAGGAAAATTCTTTAATACAGAGATTGCAAGACAATACAAATACAAAAAAGTGGAAGAAACAGAATAACCTATGTATTTATAGGTATGGAAAGTGATAGTAAAATCATTAATAGTTTATATCTTCAAGACGAATTAAATCCCGACATTTGGTATCTACCGAATGAAAAACACATGGGAGACCCTGAGGCACAGTTTTATAAACTTAAACCCGAAATCAAAGAAAGACTTCTTAAAGTAAGTGAAATATTTTTAGATTATATCGACATTGATATATATGTTCACGACATCATTCTTATTGGTTCATTAACGGGTTATAATTGGTCTGATTTTTCAGACTTTGATGTTCATATTCTTTATGATTTTAATGATGCTGGCGAAAACGCTGATTTATATAGAGAATTATTTCATTTGAAAAAAACCGTATTTAATGCGAAGCACGACATAAAAATTAAAGGGTATGAAGTTGAAATGTTCATACAGGATTTAAATGAAAAAGAAACTAGTGCTGGTTCATACTCTGTGTTATATAACAAATGGTTAAGGTCCCCTGAAAAAGAAAACTTCAAAATTGATAAGAAGATTATTAAAGAAAAGGCTAATCAATGGATGAGAATTATTGACGGTGTTTTAGAAAATGCTGAAGAGGAAGATTTAAACGACGCAATAAAATTAGTTTCAAAATATAGAGAAAAATTAAGAAAATATAGAACCTGTGGGCTTAAAAAAGAAGGAGAGTTTTCTTATGAAAATTTGGTATTTAAATTCTTAAGAAGAAATGGTTATATATCCAAATTAGAAGATTTCAAAAACAAAATTACTGATAAAAAATTATCATTAGAACAAGAAATTGGCGAATAATTGAAAATTATCAATTAACGATATATTTATATAGAAAAAAATTATGCCAACAACAGCGTGTACTTCATATTATACTACGGTAGTAAAAGGTTATGTTCCTGGTTCAGGTGATACACTTGGAACCGTAGTTACATTTACTACCCCAAAACCGGATTACGGTACTCAGACTAATGATAGTACTAATTTACAATGTAATGCTGTAACATTAGGTGGCTTTAATGGATTAAACAATTAAAAAATAATATTAAAATGGCAGATTTAAGACCAATTGGTAGTGAAAAATTAGAAGGAGTGGATAAGTTGAGAAGGATTATGGAAATCGCAACTTATAAAGAAACCCCAAAAACTGAATTAAATAATTTGTCAACAACAAATTATACCATTCAATTATCTGATGGTAACTTTTATGGTATTGTAAAAGAAAGACAAGGGTATATTATTAAAACAGGTGTCAATGAGTCTAACATGGATTATTCGGACCCTATGAAAAATAGAAAATATTATCGTTCATATTCAGAAGCGATGAAAAAATTAAATTTAATTGTTGCTGAAACAAATAGAATAACTGGTAATGATAATGAAATTCCACTTATTGGTGAACAACCTGAGGTAAAAAAAAAATTCGTACTGAAAACAGCTAAAAAGGACACACCTGCTCCTGAAGCTCCCGCACCTGATATGGCGACTCCGGCTCCTGAAGCACCAGCTTCCGAAGCACCGGCTCCAGAAGTACCGTCTCCCGTAGCACCTGCCGATGACATGTCAGCCCCAACACCTGAAATGGGTGGAGATACTGATATGGGAATGGGTCTCGACATGGGTGGAGAGGAAACACCAGAAGAACCAGAAATGCCAATGGCACCTGGAGACGCACCTATGTTAGATAATGAAACCGATGTAGAAGGTGATGATGAAGAAGGCGGACCAAGTAATTTAAAATTAATCCAAAAACTTACAGGTAAATTAAGTCAAAAATTAAGAATGTTTGATAAAGATAAGGGACTTGATTCACAAGATATTAAATACGTAATTAATTCAATAGTGTCAGCTATTAATTTAAGTAAGTTAGATGACGACGATAGAGAAGACATCGTAGATAAAATTGAAGGGTTTGATGAGTATGGTAAAGAAGGTGAAGGTGATTTAGACTTTGATATGGGAGAGTTTGATATGGGGGGTGAAGAAATGCCAACTGACGAAATGCCAACTGACGAAATGCCAACTGACGAAATGCCAACTGACGAAATGCCAATCGAACCCGAAACTAAAGAAGGGTATCAAACTGTAATGGATTCAATTTTTGGTGAGTCTCAAGTTGAGAAAGTTTTATCAGGTTATTTTGATTTTAAAGAAGAGGAAGCTCCGATTTTAGAGGTAAAAAGTAAAATGGACTTTTTAAAAAATAAAATTAATAGAATTTCACAAAAACAAGAATTAAAAAATTTATCAGTTAATGAAACACAAATGAAGGCTGGGTTAGTTCTTTTGGAACAATACGATAACTCAACTCTAATAGGTAGAACTAATAAAAATAATTTAGTTTTTAATATTAATAATAGAGAAGTTAAACTTACACCAAACGGTAGAACTATATGAATTTAGTTTTTATAAATGAATTAGGACCCAATTTTAGGGGAGATAACATTTATGAATTTATATTTTCAGATATTGATGACGTACACGGTGATGAGTGGGATAGTGAAACAGCAAATGGAAAACCAACACCACCTTACGTTGAATTTATAAAAAAAGTTGGTGTATTAAAAAATTCTGAGGTTGAGTTAGAATTGATACAAAATTCAGATTTTTTTGGAATGTACGATTCTGTTGACGGTGTAATTGCTTTGGGTTGGGAAAAACCTGATAATTATGAAGGGAAAAGATTAGTATTTCAATATGGTGAAAGTATTGAAATTGTAGAAAATAAATTATACGAGAAGGACATCGTATTAAAATGGGAAAAAAATTTAGTTAGTGATGAGACATATGAATAATAAAATAGCAAAACTTTTACACGAAGGGTTTTCGATGACAACTTTAGAAGGACTTAACGAAAAACAATTATCTGTTTTATTTAATAAAATTGTTTCAGAACAACCTAAACCTATTGAAAAAACAGTCACATCTAAAGTAATCGAATTACCCACAGGTGCAAAGACGGCTTTGGGTGGTGCAACCGTATCAAATGAAGCCGGTAAAACTGTTATCACCACAACACCAACAGAAGGTGAAATTGGTGAAGAAGAGGAAGTAGATGTTACAAATGTGGATAAAGGTGAGGACGACCAAGACCCAATTCAAATACAAGGTCCTGATGGGATGGGTGAAGGTTACATTTCAGAAAAGGCAGTTTCAAAACAACAACAAAAAATTATGGGTTTAGCACTTTCAGTTAAAAGAGGTGATACTCCTAAATCAAAAGTTTCTAAACAAGTTCAAAAAATGGCAAAAGAAATGACAAAAAAAGAACTTGAGGATTTTGCTTCAACAAAACATAAAGGTTTACCTAAAACAGTTGATGAAAAAGAGGAAGTAGAAAAATTAGAGGAAAGTATCTTAAGAATTATTGAAAATCATTTACCTCCTCACACTACAAAAGGTGAATTACTAAATTATATTAGAAGAAACAAATAATGAATGTCTCTTTCAAAAGAACAAATACTATTAGAATATGCTAAATGTGCTCATGATACACCATATGCACTAAGAACATATTTACAAACCTACGATAACACACAATCCAAATACGTACCGTTAGAATTATTTAATGACCAAGTAACTTTGGTTAAGGATTATGATACTTGTGAAGAAAATATCGCACTTAAGTATCGTCAGGCCGGTGTATCAACAGTAACATCTGCATGGGCATCAAAACGATTGGTATTTGCTAAAAAATCAAAACCAGAAAAAATCCTAATTATTGCAAACAAACTTGATACTGCCGTGGAAATGGCGAATAAAGTTCGTGCGTTTGTAGAACAATGGCCAAGTTGGTTAGGTGTTGGGTTTTCTCCTGAGAAAAATGCAGCAAGACACTTTAAGTTAACTAATGGTTGTGAGGTTAAAGCTGTGGCAACATCAAAAGATGCACTTCGTGGTTATACCCCTACTATTCTTATTTTTGATGAGGCAGCATATATTGATGCAGATGAAGATTTCTGGTCTGCTTGTATGGCGTCCCTTTCAACGGGAGGTAAAGTAATCGTGATTTCAACACCAAACGGATTCGACCCAATCTATTATTCAATCTATAGTCAGGCTGTTAAAGGTATGAATGACTTTAGAATTACAGAAATGTATTGGTTTCGTGACCCTCGTTATTCTAAAGACTTAAAACTTGTTAAAGTAGAAGATATAATTCACTATATGTTAAATAGGGGTGATTATAGAGATGAGGATATTGTATTAGACTATTCTGAGATTAAAGTTGCGGATAGAGATTTTGAAGAAATAAAACAAAAAATAGAAAAGGGTTATAAACCTTATTCGTCGTGGTTTGAAGCCATGTCAAAAAAATTAAAGTTTGATAAACGTAAAATTTCACAAGAGTTAGAGTGTAACTTTTTAGGTTCAGGGGATAACGTAATTCCACCTGAAACCATGAAAAAAATCAAAGAAAATTTTATAAAAGAACCTGAAAATAAATTTATGGGTGGTGCTTTGTGGCAGTGGAAAGAACCAATTGCAGGTCACAAGTACATTATGGGTATTGACGTTTCTCGTGGTGATAGTGAAGACTTTACAACTTTTACTATTATTGATTTTGATGATAGAGAACAAGTGTTAGAATATATTGGAAAAGTCCCGCCTGATGTGGTTGCAGAAATTGCTTTCAAATGGGCAACTATGTATAACGCATTTATCGTTACCGATATTACTGGTGGTATGGGGGTTGCTACTTCCCGTAAATTACAAGAACTTGGTTATAAAAATCTTTATGTTGATGGAATAAATCCTGCCGATAAATGGAAATGGGACCCAAAACAGAATGATAAAATACCTGGTATTAATTTTAATTCGAAAAGAGTTTTAATTGTTCAGGCGTTTGAAGAGGCTTTAAGATTTGGGTTTATTATAAGGTCTCAGAGGTTATTTAATGAACTTAATACGTTTGTATACGTGAATGGTAGACCTGACCACCAAAAAGGTCAACATGATGATTTAATTATGGCTATGGCCATGGCAATTTATGTTGGTGAATCGTCATTCGCTAAATTAGAGAAAGCAACAGAACAAGCAAAGGCGATGATTGAGTCTTGGACAACAGAAAAACGTGATTTCAGAGATTCTTCACAAAATTTTAATCCGGGGTTACCTGTTGACATATATAACCAATACAGAATGGGTGGGTATCAATCAACAAAGAATGATTATGAAAAGTATTTATGGTTATTCAGTAACAAAAGAGTTTAATTTAACACGGATGAACTTATTATTTAAATAAAAAAATTATGGCAGAACAAAAATATACGGTATGGCAAAGGTTGGGTAAGGTTTTTGGACCTAACGCTACTTTAGACCAACAAACGCCGGTTTTCAAGTTTGATAAAAAAGAACTATTAAAAACCACAGATAAGTCTGAGTTTGAAAAGGAAAAACTACAAGCCCAACAAACCATGTATATTGGTAAACAGTGGCAAAAAGTTGAAAGTAACTTGTATACTCAAGCGGTTTATTATGAACCAACTCGTATGGCATCATATTATGATTATGAGTCTATGGAGTATACTCCTGAGATTTCTGCAGCGTTGGATATCTATGGTGAAGAATCTACAACACCCGATAAAGATGGATATATGTTACAGATTTATTCTGAATCAAAAAGAATAAAATCAGTATTGGCTGACCTTTTCAATAATAGATTAGACATTAATACCAACTTACCAATGTGGACAAGAAACACTTGTAAGTTTGGTGATAATTTTGTGTATTTAAAACTAGACCCTGAGAAAGGAATTGTTGGTTGTCAACAATTACCTAATATTCAAATCGAAAGATTGGAAAAAGGGATGAGGTTCCAACCGGATAAGTATTCTCAAGAAATGGAAAACGATGCATTGAAGTTTACTTGGAAAGAAAAGAATATGGAATTTAACACTTGGGAAGTAGCTCACTTTAGAATTTTAGGTGATGATAGAAAACTACCTTATGGTACATCAATGTTAGAAAAAGCAAGACGTATTTGGAAACAACTTTTATTATCTGAGGATGCAATGTTAATATATCGTGTATCAAGAGCACCTGAAAGAAGAGTGTTCAAGGTGTTTGTTGGTAATATGGATGATAAAGACGTTGATGCTTACGTACAAAGAGTTGCTAATAAATTTAAAAGAGACCAAATCGCAGACCCGTCAACAGGTAATGTGGATATGAGATATAACCAACTTGCGGTAGACCAAGATTATTTTATACCTGTTCGTGACCAAGCGGCAACAAATCCAATAGAAACTTTACCGGGTGGAACAAACTTGGCAGAGATTGCAGATATTGAATATATCCAAAAGAAACTTGTAACGGCATTAAGAATACCTAAGGCTTATTTAGGTTTTGAAGAAGCTGTTGGTGATGGTAAAAACTTATCGTTGTTAGATATTAGATTTGCAAGAACAATCAATAGAATTCAAAAATCTATGATTGCAGAATTAAATAAAATAGCAATCATCCATCTTTTCTTATTAGGTTTTGAAGATGAATTAACAAACTTTACTTTAGGGTTGACTAACCCATCTAAACAATCCGATTTATTAGGTATTGAGGTTTGGAAAGAAAAGATTCTTCTTTATAAAGATGCTGTTGCTGAGATTGCAAATAGTGTTGCGCCTGTATCCGCTTCTTGGGCTAAGAAACACATTTTAGGATTCTCTGACGAAGAAATCAGATTAGACATCCAACAACAGAGAGTAGAAAGAGCGGTTGCAGCTGAATTAGCAAAAACCGCTGAGGTAATCACTAATACAGGTTTATTTGATACAATAGATAAACTATACGGTAAGAAAGATAGTGAAAAACCTGCTGAAGGTGGTGATACAGGAGCACCTGATATGGGTGGAGCGCCTGATATGGGTGGAGCACCACCGATGGGAGGAGAGTCACCAGCACCTGAGGCTGGAGGGGCTGAGTTGGCACCTGAATCATTCAATAAAGATGACCTAAATTTACTACTTGAAGAACATTTATTTGGTCAAAATGATTTTATGAATTTAGGTAAAGCAAGAAATTCATTAGTAGAAATAGATGATAAACTGAAAGATTTGTTAGACAGATAATATTTATAATAAAAAAAGATGAACAAATTTGGACAATTAAAAACTAATATAGAAAAAACAAGTATTGATTTATTTGGTAAAAATAGATTTAATCAATTTATGAAGGAATTCAAATCTAATATTTTAGAGAATAGAGACTTGAGTGAAATTTTCTTCATTTATGATGACTTATCATCAAAAAAAGGAATGGATAAGGATATCGCAACAGACTATGTAAATGAATCAATCGAGTATTGTCAAATTTTAATTGATAACAATAAGACTAAAATATCTAAGTTATCTGAGTGGGTTTCATCTTACAATAGTAATACTGAAAACAATTATAAGAATATTGATACAATCATTTATAATAACTCAATTAAAAACTTAGAGACAGTATTAGAATCTAAAAAACAAATTATATCTAACTTAATTTCTGAAGGTGTAAAAAAAGAAATTAAAGAATCAGTTAACTTACCATTATCAACTATGGTTAAAGTTGCCGAAGACAATTTAAAAAATGAACTAGCTAATCTAAGTGAATCAGACAAAAAAGAAATCACATCGATTTCATCATTATCTAAAGAGGAGTTAGAAAAAGAATTTAACACACTTAAAGAGTCTGTAATAACTAATTTAAAAGGTTCATTAAACGAATCAAAAGAAGATGAAATTAAAACTATGATTGGTCAAACAATTACAAAAATTTCAGATTCAAAATGTACTCACTACGATTTATATAAGTTGAGAAAATTACACCAAGGACTATGAGTAAAAAATACTTTTTTGGTTGGGGTAACATAAAAAAAGGTATTACTGAAATAATCAGAATCTATTCAGAGAAACCATCTTTCTTTTCTAAGAAGAGAATAGAATCAGGAATTGCTTTTATAATAGCCGAGTGGGGTATGATATTTTTCTTACTTAAAAAGTACCCAAATTTAACCATGACAGATTTAGTCATGTGGGCAACAGTTCAGTTCGGAGTTTCGGGATACATTATATATCAAATACAAAAAGAAAAAAAGTTTGAGAAACCAAATGAAAATCAAGAAAGTTGATTTTTAAGTTTTTGAATATATTGCGCTCTTTTTTTCTCACTTCTCCTTTTAACAGAATTCTTTGTAAACTCTTGTCTATCTCGTAATTGTTCAGTTTGCTTTGTCTTATAAACTTTAAATTTATATTGTTTCAAAGCCTGTTCAATTGAAGACGCATTTTTTACTTTAATTATAATCATATTTTTTTTACTTTATAATATAAATATACGGAAAAAAGTCAATTTTGACATTTTTTATTTTTAGACTTACATTTAAAAAAAATAAACCTGAAAGTTATGATTAATGAAAAAAGGAAAAACATCAAAATTAAACATTTTTGATGATGCAAAATGTCTCTACGGTACAGTAGATTCAAAAAATTTAAAATCCATTTATGTGGTACTACAGACTTGGATTGAACCATTGAGTATAGATGAAAATTGGAACCGATTAGTTGGTGAAATAAAAAGACAAATACAACATACATTATTAGAAGTAGTAGATACCCAAACATTCGAAAGAAAACAAATTGTAGATTTAGATTTAAGGACAAGTGGGATACAAAAAAATAAAAAAAGTTTTATGAATATTGAAATAACATTATTTGTTCATAACAACACACACGACTTTAAATCCCCAATATTAAAAGACAAAATTAAAAAAATAGTTTCTTGTGTTTATACTGACGATTTAAAAAATAATAAACATTTTACTCTTAGTAAGACAAAATCTGAAGAATTCAAAGAAAGCTAATATTTATCTCTAAAAGAACTTATGAAAATTTTAGGACCTAGCGATACAGGTAAAGGTATATTAGTTGAGTGGGATGCAGGGATTATTAACCCTAACGAACCACGTAATCAAAGTATTATACGTGAATCTTACGGACAATTAGAACATTCTAAACCATTTGAATTTTATGCAACTCTTCAAAAGTGGGGGGTTCCAAATAGAAACGGAAGAGTATATCCTGAAAAGATATTAAGAAGAGAATCTGAAAAATATCAAGACGCTATTAAACGTGGTATGTCCATTTCAGAATTAAATCACCCTGAATCTTCTTTAATTGACCTTGATAGAGTATCTCACCTTATCACAGAGATGTGGTGGGAAGGTAACGTATTAATGGGTAAGATTAAATTATTAACTACGCCAGGTTTTCATGAAAGAGGTATAGTATCATCTAAGGGTGATGTTGCAGCTAACATGATGAGACAAGGAGTTACTATGGGGGTATCTTCTCGCGGTGTTGGTTCATTAGTTAAAAAGGGTGACCAAAACGAAGTTCAAGACGATTTCGAATTAATTTGTTTTGACCTTGTATCTTCACCGTCCACACCTGGAGCATATCTTTACTTGAATAAAGAAGATAGACCAAGATATGAAGAAAAATTATCAGAACATGATAATACTTTAGTTAGTGTTGGAGGTGGATTAGAAAAATCTGTTGACTTAATGAAAAGATTGTCCGACTATTTAGGAAAGTAAAAAAATTTATTATGGACGAAAAGTATTTTGTAGCAAAAATCACAACTGATATGGTTGATGATAACACAGGTAAAGTTAAAAAAATGAGAGAAGAAAAACTTGTGAGAGGGTTTTCACCGACAGATGTCGAAGCAAAGGTAACGAAAGTTTACGAAACTTATTCAATGGATTGGAGAATTACAGCAATTGTTGAAAGTAAAATTGACGAAGTTATCGAATAGTTTTTTAACAAATTTTTTAAGAAGGGACTTATGGTCCCTTTTTTTATGCTTTTAATTTTTTTCTTGTAAAGGTGGATAAATAAGAACTTTTTTGAATAACGATATATTTATTTAGTAAAATAAACGCATAACGCATTGCATTAAAAAAATGAGTTTGGAAAAAAACGAAAATTTAGTCGAGAAAACTTTACTACAAATAAAGTCAATCGAGGAAGCTATAAGCGAAAACGCAAAAGGAATACTTGCTTCTACAATGAAGGAAGAAATCAGTGAATTAGTAAAGGAGTCATTATTTGGCACAAAATCAAAATCGTCTTTACACGAGCAAGAAGAAGATGACACCGAAGAAGTGGTAGGTGTGGAAACTGACACAGAAGTTGCAGATGATAGTGAAGAGACAACAGACGTTGATGCTGAGGTTAATCCTGAAGGTGGTGAATTTGATATCACTATGATGGATACCGATGTTGATACTGATAATGAAGACGAATTACCTCCCCTTGATATGACAGGGGCAAAACCTGATGAAGTATTGAAAGTGTTTAAGGCTATGGGTGATGAAGATGGAATTATCGTTGTTAGAGACGATAATAAAATACACCTTACTGACAACAACACCGACACTGAATACTTTATTGATTTAGGTGATGATTCAGAAATGCCAATGGAAGAACCTATGGAAGATATGAATGAGAGTGTGATTTATGAATTAGTCTTCGAAGAGGATGAAAAAATGGGTAAACACGAAATGGAAGAAGATTATATGGAGGAAGAAATAGACGAAGAAATTGACGAAACAATTTACGAATTGGAAGTTAGTGAGTCTATGAAACCTGTTGGTATGGGCTTCGGAAAAATGAAAAATGGTTTATCTAAATCATCTGTTAACAACAAAGGTTTCGATGAAGATATGGAAGATGGTATTAAATCAGAGAAAAAAGGAAAAGGTCCTAAATTCAACTACGGTAAAATCAAACATGGTGTTACTGAAAACTACATGGAAGAAGATTACATGGAAGAAGGATGGATGGATGAAGAAATGATTGATGACATGAAAACCGAATCTGACTACATGGAAGGCGATTACATGAAAGGAGACTACATGGAAGGAGATTGTATGGAAGGTGATTGTATGGAAGGTGACGCTATGGTAGACGAATTACCTGGTGAAACTACAGAAGCATCAAGAACTATGACTTACATGAGAAGAGCACAAAGAGACCGAGTTGCAGCACCAAGTCAATTAAGAAAAGAATCTGTTGAAAAAGAACTTAATTTATTAAGAGAGAAAAACGAAGAATACAAAAAAGCTTTAGACTTCTTTAGAAATAAATTAAATGAAGTAGCAGTATTCAACTCAAACTTGGCTTATTCTACTAGATTGTTCACTGAACACTCAACAACAAAACAAGAAAAAATAAACATACTTAGAAGATTTGATAATGTTGAAACTATCAAAGAATCTAAATCACTTTACAAAGCAATTAAATCTGAATTAGACGGAGTAAGTAAAAGTAATGAAGTTGTAACTGAATCAGTTCAAAGAAAACTTGTTAACACTCCTTCAAATGGTTCAGCATCTAATTTGATTGAAAGTAAAACTTATGAAAATCCACAATTCTTAAGAATGAAAGATTTGATGGGAAAAATTAAATAAATAAACAATAAATAAACTCAAATTAAAAAAAATAAAATGGGAGCATTATTAGAATCAGGTCTTGTTGGTAACATCGGGTTAAAACACCTTAAAGTTATCAAAGAAGATACAATCAACAAATGGGATAAATTAGGATTCCTAGACGGTCTTAAAGGACACATCAAAGAGAACATGGCACAGTTATATGAAAACCAAGCTTCTCACCTAATCAACGAAGCGGCTTCTACGGATAGCTCAGGTTCTTTCGAAACTGTAGTTTTCCCTATCGTAAGACGTGTATTCTCTAAATTGTTGGCTAACGATTTAGTATCTGTACAAGCAATGAACTTACCTATCGGTAAATGCTTGGAGCAGCGGTCAATTAGTTGAGTCAGCATATGCTGCGGGCGAATACAGAAAAGTTCTTTTAATTCTTTCAGGTTTCTCTAGTGCGGGTGCCGGTAAATTAATCGGACCTGAAGGTCAAGAAATGGATAATGAAGCTTTCTTATCTGATTTACAAGTTAACGCATTAACTGGTGTAGGTTCACCTGAAAGAGCATTCTCAGGAGCGGGTACTTCAGACTTACTTTTCCGTGTAGTTACTCAAAAATATGGTAAAGGTATCGTTCAATACGGTTCACAACAAGCTACAACTTTCTACAGTGGTAGTTACAAGGGAAATGGTGGTTCTTATGACAATATCTGTGATGCAGCAGGTTTCATCTACTTAGAAGTTGATTTACAAGTACCATGTGCAATCGGAGCTAACTCAATTGATGGTTACTCAGGTTTAACAACTACATTTGCCGCTGCGGCAGGAGGACAATTTTCATGTTCTTATAGAGTATACGAAGAATTAGAATTCGAAGACAAAATTGGTGAGGTTTCTTTCGACTTAGAATCAGTAACTGTTTCTGTAACTGAAAGAAAATTAAGAGCACAATGGTCTCCTGAATTGGCACAAGACGTTTCTGCATTCCATAACATCGATGCTGAAGCTGAATTAACAGCTTTATTATCTGAGCAAGTAGCAGCAGAAATCGACCGTGAAATTTTACGTGACTTACGTAAAGGTGCAGCTTGGAACTTACGTTGGGACTACAACGGATGGAAAAGAGGTACTTCTTCTAACCCTTTAACTCAATACACTCAAAAAGATTGGAATCAAACATTGATTACAGCAATTAACCAAATTTCAGCACAAATCCACAAATCTACATTAAGAGGTGGAGCTAACTGGATTGTTGTATCTTCTGAGATTTCCGCTATCTTTGACGATTTAGAATACTTCCACGTATCTAACGCGTCTCCTGAGCAAGACCAATACAACATGGGTATTGAAAGAGTTGGTACATTAGCTGGTCGTTACCAAGTTTACCGTGACCCTTACTTCCCACCGAACACAGTATTGTTGGGACACAAAGGTTCTTCATTGTTAGATACTGGTTACGTTTACGCACCATATGTTCCTCTACAATTAACACCTACAATGTATAACCCATTCAACTTCACACCTATCAAAGGTATCATGACAAGATACGCTAAGAAAATGGTTAACAACCGTTTCTACGGACGTATCACAGTTGATGGAGTTAGAACATTTGACTTGAGAGAATTGAGATAATCAATTAAAAACAGAATAAGAAAAGGTCAGAGAAATCTGACCTTTTTTATTTTATAGATATTTATAGTTTGCACCTTTAATGCCCGGTGAAAGATACTTTAAAAAAAATATTTTAAGCCCATTCACCGAACCCGTGTCAAATTACAAAAGTCCTGATTTGGCCTACGACTCCTATGATGGTAAAATGGAACGAAGTAACAAACAAAGAAAAAAAGAAGAAAGAATTGCTGATAAAATATATAATTTTATAAAAAACCATCCAAATGCGACGTTTAGTGATACCGAAGGTAACCCTATAAATCAATTTCCAGATAAAAATAAAAACATGGTACCAATAAAAGAATGGATAGAGTTAGATAAAATTAATCTTAATGAAGATTTAGCCGTTTGGTTTGGTACAAAGAAAAAACCAAAGGGTTCGAAACAACCAAAAGGACCATGGGTTAACATTTGTAGGAAAGTAGATGGGAAGCACCCACCATGTGGTAGACCTGATACGTCAAAAGGAGCATACCCAAAATGTAGAGCAGCAGGTGTCGCTGGAAAAATGAGTGATTCTGCTAAAAAAGCTGCTTGTGCACAGAAAAGAAATGCTGAGAAAAAAGATACTCAAACAGGAAAAGGTCAAAAACCTGTAATGACTTCATACAAACCAAAAAAGAAAAGGACCCAAAATGAGTCCTTAGAAAAAATTATAAAAAATATTTTAAGTTCGCTTTAACAATAAGTTCCTGAACATCTTTTTTGTCCGTCTAAACCTTTAATTTTACCTTTACACACTTGTATAGCATATCCATTAGCATATGCTGAAGGATAAACATCATATTTCGCTTTAGCTGCTGCCTTACCACGAGCACATAATTTAGTACCTGTTTTTTTTCTACCTTCACCCATTACCATATTTTTGTCATCGATATTCATAGAAAGTTCCATACCGTCTTTTTTAGATTCGTTCATTAAAAAATCGAATACTTGGTCCATGTTATTCTTTGCTTCAGCAATATGGTCTTGAGCCCAATCGTGACCATTCTCTAAAATTTCTTCAATCATAGAGTGGTCCAAATCTAATAATAAATCACACTGTCTTCTCATCTGTTCTAAATTTGAAAAGAACATATATCTTGAAGACTCTTGTTCTTGTCTTGAAGGTTTATCTTCAATAGTCTCTCTAATGACTTTATTTATAATGTAATCTAAATTTTTCATAATTATTTTTTATTAACAATTTGGAACTGAAGTTCTCTTTTATAAGTATCTATATTTCTATCGGATACAACTTTTATATCAATAAAATACTCGTTTGGTATTTTGTCTGTGGTGTTGAAAATAAAGTAATACGAATCGGGAGTTTTATTAACCCTTGTCCAATCTTGTACTTGTACTTCTGTATTACCACCTTCTTTAACATATACTCTATAATAAGCTTCAATGTTATTTAAAATTTTATTTGAGGAGTATGCTTGTTTAATTGTAAGATTAACTTTTCTAATGTCTGTATTAAGAATTTGTTCGTTTTGTTTAATACCATCAAATGAGAAACCATAAATTTTTGGACTACTTGTGGTTGAGCCAATTTGGTAGTTACCATTTTTGGTTAAAAGTACAAACTCGTTTTGAACATTTGTAATTGTTGTTGAATTTATAGATAGTCCACTCCATAAGTCATAATATAAACATGGAATAGTTGTGCCGGTTAATCCACTAACAATTACTTTATACACCCCTTTTGTTACTTGACACGTACTTAAATTACTAAACCCTTGTACGACATCCTCATTACTATCTAAGATGTTTACAGTGGGGTTAGAATCCAAATTAACCGCATTACCGTTTTCATAAACGTATAGATATAACTCATTTACGTTACCGGCATAAAAAGTATTTCTATCATCATCAATAAAATCATTATAATTTGTTTCTAAAAATGGTTCATAGAATGTTTGTGTATGTGGTGAAAAGAACCCTACCGAGTAATTTTCGGTCATACCTGAAATGTTTTCTACTTGTGGTAAAAAAGATATTACCCACCCTGCAGGTGCCACCGTACCTCCCGTAAGTATTGAATTTATTTCATGAGACATGTCAAACTCAATATTTTCATTACCAAACTCAAAGTGTTGGGTGTCAACAACAGTAAGTGCCGAATAGTTTAAACCTGTGAGGCCAGTCAATGAGTTAGTATTGTTGTAAATTCCAGGATTTGACCAACCTGATATTGTAGTTGATTCGTACCAATTTGAAGGTCTTGTTGAAAATGCTCTATCATTTAAATTAGTTATACCAAAATCATAATAATCATACCCAACACCACTATCCCAATTTTGAATTGCCCCTGTTGTTCCTGAATATCTTGGTATTCTTAAAAGTTGTAAATCAAAAGAAGTTGCTCTTCTTCTACCTTGACTTGTTTTATCATTTAATAATTCATTATCAAAAAATGATGTGTTAGTCATACGAAGAGTATGTGTAATATTTCTACTACATCCCGTTGAAATTATTTTATTATTGAAGTTTTCGGTAAGACCTGATAAATCAATATCAAAAATATATCTACTGAAACCGATTGGGTTAGGTTTGTTATTTACAAACCCATAGAATAATTCGACAATAGGATTTCTTGCCGTATTGGTGTACGAATTATAAATGAGAGTATTCGACTTATCAAAATAAGACCTATAAATTGACATTTGTTTTTTATATATAAATACTTAGTTAAGCCGAATATTACTATTCAAAACTTTTTGATAAGCATTTAACATAGCAAATGTCAAATCTTCCTTTTTAATATTTGTTATTGTTTGTGATGATGGAGGTAAAAGAGGGTATTCGTGAACGTGGGTTAAACAAAAATTCACAATAAGTTGTAATAACTCCAATAACTCTTCACCTCTAACCATAGAAGATGTATTAGGTTCAATCTCATTATCTATTTGTTCTTTTTCTATTCCATAAACAGAACCGCCAAAATTGATTTTGTTTTTACCTGGTATTTCAGTTTCGTTTGAAAGTAAATACAATCTTGTTCCTCCTAATAATGCTGCAGAATTATCTGTTATTTTAGCTGAGGATGAAACATATACGGATTTTTCAATTTCATATGGGATATTAGGTGATAGTTTTGAATCTAAAACTAAACCATAACCTGATTGTATGTCAGTGTTAGAAATCTTAACCAATGACATCAATTTAACCATATTAGACGAAGCGATTAATTGACTACTATTAGGGTTAGTTGCCAAATCATAAACTTTTTTTGTTGGTCTATAGTAGAATGGGTATTGTTCGTTTTTTTGAAGATTCGGTGAAAGTAATGATAAAGAAGGATTTGTAATAATACCTTTTAGTGTTTGATTTATTTGAAGTGATAAGTTTTCAAAATTTAAACCGATTGGTAGGTTAACCATTTTTATCAACTTAACTCCATCGGTACTACCTGTCGTATCTAAAATTGTTGTTGGATTAAAGTTACCTGTTAAAGTTTTCGCTGCTAGTTTTTCAGTTCTAAGTTGGTAAATATAAATAACCGCGGTAAATGCTGAAAACTGGTTTTCAGGGTTTATAACATCATACTCCACCAAGTATTTGATTGGTTTTTTATTTTGTACTAGTTTCTCTCTACTTTTTACATCACCAAAACTTGTATCTGTGTTATATTTAGAAAGTTGTAAAAATGCTCTCTTTGGTTCTTCATCTGGAAGTTGTCCTGTTGAAAAGTTTTTATGTTTTCCGGCTCTTAATAAAAGTTCACTTTCCTTGATAACAATATCAGCACTATCTCTACCATTTAAGGATATGTCAACAGGTTCGGGGAATACCCCTTTATTTTTGGCATTTTTGAAAGTACCGTCTTGATTTTTAATCGGTGGTAGTCTTTTTGTTGAATTACCGTAACCTGAGTTTAACCTTGTTTGTGAAGATGTACCATCTTCAAATTTTATGGTAGTTGGAGAAGAAAAGGTACTAATCATGTAGAACCTATTTCTATCTGTTTTTGTGTTAGTGTTATAATAAAATAACATTACTTTTTCTCCTTTTTTTGGTACTTGATTTACAAAATAAGGTAGAAGAGGTAAATAAATATACGGGTCTGAATCAGACCACGGTCCATTTTTATTCGGGTCATTTGAATTAGGGTCAAAATTAGGTATAGATTTTTCTAACGCAGCCTGATTAATATTTTCAGGCTCAACCCTAATACGACCTAACATAAGTGGGTCATCACTTGATAAACATGTACCAAAAAAAATCTGTTGACCGTCAATATAGTTATTCATTCAGTCTCTTTTTATATTCATCATAAATTTTATTATACTCCTTTTCAGTGGTATCTAAATGATGTGTTAATTTTATTAATAATTCTTTGGTTTTTTCAAAATCTTCTTTTAAAAAATCCATAGCAGTAACCAAACTTTTATTTGGTTTATTTTTATAGTCGTTAATTATGTTTTTTATTTCTTCTAATTCCATTTTAATACGATTTACCATATCCTTTTGTTGGTTTAGTAATACCCGCACCAAGAGGAGTAACAACAACCTTTAGTGGTGGGATAAATACTTCAGTTTTTCCATTTTCTGCCTGCTCTTGGTTCATACCTTTTATTATACCTTCGAAAGCTTGATTCATCCTGTTTGGTGAACCATCTGGTGCGTCTCCTGTTGGTAATCCCGATTTTTGTAAATTCTCAATCACATTTGCAAATGCCCTTGTATCAGATACACCACCAAGTAATTTAGATGCGGCCAATGCAAACATAGGTAATCCTAAGTTTAATTGTGTGAGACCTAAATTTAACAGTTTTAAAATTTCATCAATAACACTCTTACAATTTCTAAAGTCAATAAACGCTTGACCTACTATTAGTAATGCGTATAAAATTGAAGAATACATTTGAAGTTGTTTGTTTTTAGCCTCTTTTACTATATCAGAAATAATACCCTCAACCAACTTCTTAATGTCCCTTTTAACTATTTTAAAAAGTTCCTCAACAAATAACGCATAAATTCTTCTAATAAAATTTACATTAAACTTTCTAAACGTTTTCATAAATTGAGTTAAATCATCGTAAGCATCATCTAATGTTTGGGATAGGTTACTATTAATAGCCTTTACCATAATTAAAAAACCTAACATTGTTTTTGGTGATAAAACACTTCTATATATAATTTTAGCCATTTCGGTAATTACTTTAAAATCAATATCACCTTTTATATTCAAATCAATACCAATTCCAGGAACTAAGTTTGACCATTCCGGATTTTTTGACATGTCATCCAATGCAGACTCAATTAAATCAATTTGTCCTGATGGGTTGTTTTCTGTAATAACTTCGTCTAACGCACTAAGCATTGCACCACTATTGATTGGTAGTTTCACACCCTCACACGATTCAAATTCAACAACCCCATTTGAAACGTTATTAATTTGATTCTCGATGTTTCTTAATTCTTGATTTGATATTTCGAAAAAATTATCGTCAATTAGGTCCAAATCATTTAATTTCGCATTACCACCAGTATCTATTGTTTTTGTTGGGTCTGAACAAATACCTGTAATTCTTTTTATTATTAAATCAAATTTTCTTTGTTCTCTTAATTTGTCAGTCGATAATTTTAAATCAAAATCAAACGACCCGAAAATTATGTTAAGTAATTCCGTAAAAATCGAATTAATACCCAATACTTCAAGACTATCATAATAGTCAAATAAAAAATTAGAAACTGTTGCGGTATTGTTAAGTTGTGGCTTTAAAGTGATTTTGTAGTAATCTCCAAAATTAGTTGGGTTGACCGCAGGATAAAATTGAACGTACTCTATATCAAAAAGTTCTTGACCTGACGCTCCAACATAACTTGAACCAAATTGAGTTTGATAAGATTGACCTAAATTTTGTAATCTTGAGTATAACTCTCTATTCATACTATATGGAACGGTACCTACAGGTGTGTCATCTTTTTCATAATAATATTTAGCAACTTCGTCATCGGGTGAATAAATTAAACGTTTAAATAAGTCAATCTGACTTACCTTAATATACAACTCCTGATTAACTTTATCTTCATACGATTGTTCTTCTGAACAACCTATAGTCCCAATAATTTCATCCACTAAAATACTTTTAACTTTTCCTTTAGTATTTTGAGCAGCCTCTAAAAATACTCGTCTTACAGTATCTATTGCTTTATTTTCTGACGGTGGGAAAGTTTGTTTAAGTAATTCTAAAAGTTGTTCTAATTGCCCCTTTATTTCACTTTTAACATCGTTCTTTATCTTGTTACTGAATGTTGTACCTGATTTTTCAAGCTCACTGATTTGTTTTACAACATCACTTTTTTTCTTATCAACAGAGGATTGTGCTTTTTCTTTTTGTTTTATTGCATTATTTTTTTTAGACTCTTTTGTGGTCTGATAAGCGCTAATTTTATCACTAGCCTTTTTGTAATCATTTGATAAATCAAGACCCATTATAGTTGATAATTTTGACCTTTACTATTATCTACATCTTTTTGTATTAAAGATTGTAGAGTATCTTCATCCATATCAGATAAACTGAACGATTCTTCTTTACTATTATTTGATTTCTCCCAAATACTAGACTGTAATTTAGACAGACTCAATTTTTTTTCAATAGTATCATTAATAATTTTTTGTTGTTCTTTAATAACGGGACCTATTACTGTCATGTCTTCCGCATCTTTCAAAAGTGCCAACATTTTATTTTGTATACGAATTGCCGTAGACCTTTGCTCGACTAATTCATTATATATTTCTTGCATTAAACCTAATACAGAATCTTTGTTTAAACTTATTTCTTTTTTTCTTGCTCTATTCATATCAATAAATATTTGTCTATTGATTATGTATTTTTTTTAAAGTTTCCAAATAAAGAGTTTTGTACTTTTTTAAGTAAGTTCTTATTTCTTTTGTATTAAGATTCGTCATTTCTCTTAATGTTAGTAATACTATATTTTTGTTAAACTTATTATTATCGTTCCCAATAAAAATATTACCATAGTCATCAAAAAGTTCTATAAGTGCGTAACCTAATTTACTTTCATTATCTTGTAATTCTGTGTTACCAACATATAACTTTAAATCAACTAAAAATTTGTCAATTATTTTCTCGGCATCTATTTTTTCAAACTCCAAATAATAAACCATATCGGGTCTATTTTCTAATGCACTAGATATATCTTCATAGGAAATTTTACGATTCATTTCCTTTTGGTCTTTTAATATCTGACCCATCAAATAGTTTTTACAAATAGTACCAAAATAAGAATAAGCCTTCTTGTTTTTAGCTGGCTTAAACTTATCCACTTTTGTCATCAAAAAAGAGTGGGTGTCCGTATGGATATCGTTATAATCCATATCTTTTCTGTATAACTTATACCTTCTTATGATTGATTCAATCATCTTATCAAGAGGTTCCCTTAGAAATTCATTATATATAATTTCTTTTTCGTATTTAGTTTCTGCTATTATATATGCTTTAACCGCCTCTTCTTCACGTACATCAAAGTAATTATTATTTTTTACTTTTTTTTCCGTCTTTTTCTCTTCGTATGTAACTTCTGTTATAGTTGCAGACGATATAGTCATTAGTTTTCTTGTGGTTCATATTTTATATTTCTATCCATGGTGAAGAAATGTTCTTTTTTTGCTGATTCAATCCAAAAAGAAACTTCATCATCAGTAATTGAATTTTGACCATTTTTATAACTCCAAAAGATGGAACCCTCTCTAAAATTCATGTGCTTATACCCAATTCTAGGGATTGTCATAATCTGAGCTGAATTGTAAGTTAGTCTTAACAAAAACTCATAAACAAATGTTAATTTGAACGAAGATTTAAATCCACCATTGTCAGAGTAAGTTGATTTTTTAATTACCATTCCACTTGTTTGAAAGTTTTGGTAGTTCATTAATACGTCATTTGTTAAATAACCTATTTCTGAATTTAAACTCGCAGCAAATGTCGCCTCATTTGTAAAACCAACAAACATACCCTTTTCATCAGTATCAACAACTAGTGGTAAAAATGCATCAACTTCAGGGTAAGACTCGATAAATCTTTTTACATTTTTAAACCAAATAGTAGAATACTCATCATCAAATTCTAAAATTGAAATATATTCACCATTTGAATTCTCAACACCTAAGTTAACTTGAGTACTAAAATCTGTCTTACCTTTATTTTCTACAAAATTTACAGTTAGACCACTGTAATCAAATTTATTTAATACTTCTTTTAAACCATCCTCATCAGAATGTACTACGATAACTTCTAAAGGACTTGTATGTTGAATTTGAACAGACTTAATTGCTCTTTCATAAAATGTTTCAAAATCCCTTTGTTTAGATGAATTAATTGGGATTATTACTGATACGTTTAGATTATTTTCCATGTTATTTACTTTCTTCTGTTACATTTAGTTTATCCAATTGTTCTTGGAATGCGTTAAGTCTTGAGGTAAAGAATTCTTCAAAAAGTTCCAATACTTTTGACTCGAATTTATTTTTGTTTTGATAGTTTGATGATGTTGTAGACATATTCTCATAAAGTGTTTCTGAAATATTATCTTCCAACCAATTTTGAATGAAATTTGCAACAACGTCAACAATTTCGTTAAATTGATTAGTCCAAACACCATTCTCTTCATTCATCCATTCAGGTACCATATTAGGTACTTTTGCAATAACTGGTGTTCCGCTTACCATTGATTCCAATGGGTAGGTACCAAATGATGACTCATTATCAACCCATACACTTAAAAATGACTCCTTTAAGAATTTAGAAAAATCACTGATAGAAATACCTCTCATATCTCTAAAAGTAATCCATCTATATTGTGGATATTTCAAATAGAACGTTTTAATAATTTTTGCAGTGTCCCTTTGGTCTCTTGTATGAATTGAAATAATAGGTTTAGATGGTTTTTCTTTTTTAGAAAAAACCTCATCAATATAAGGTTCTAAAACATCAATACTTACATTTTTCATTACTTCTGAAATATATTCTTTTTGTTTTTCAGAAGTAGTTATTGCTTTATAAAATCCTAATTGAGGCCATGTAACACCCGGAGCTAAAGTTTCCAACATATGGTCATATGCCTGACATAAAACTATTTTACCACAAGGTAAGTTTTTAATTTGTTCCATAACGTGACCATAAAGTTCCGGTAATACAATCATATCTTCAGGTGAAATAGATAAGTTTTGACCGTCGATAGACTGATGTGGTAACTCCATATATTTTTCATTCAACCACGAAGAAACACCTTCATAATCTGTTGTTTCGTGAATTATAATTGGATTATATCCTGAATTTTTTAAGGTTAGTGCCATATCATAGATATATTTAATACTAGCCTTTGGGTTACCTTTTGTATCTTGTACTAAAAAATAAATTCTAGCCGTTTTTTCTTTAAGGTTATTAACTGAACCCTCAATCTTTTTTATTTTTTCTAAATCCATTTTTTAAAATTTTTTGATTATTTTATTTAATAATAAAGTATTAAAAGAAATTTTGAATGGTATTGATAAATCTTTAGTACTATGAATACCCAAATTTTCATCCACACCTTCTCTTTCCGATAGGACAATTTCCATTAATAACTTAAATGTTTCATATCTTGTTACGCTAATTTGTTCATTTTCAGTGTCGCCAGATGGTACCGCAATTTTTGAACTATTTATACTTACTTGTGTTTCTAATTCGTCCACATCAAAGTAGTAATTCTCACCCCAAAGTTGTATCATTCTCTAATTTTTTTATTATTTCATCAAAGTCTCCCAACTTTTCTATTTTATAATCACACTCAATACTTACGTTATAGTCAGTGAGATATTGGATTGTAGTTTTATGTTGTGGTACCTTAGTTAATATATTAGGATTTGCAGTTAATAAGATATCTATAGTATCCCACATATTATCTAAAGTTGAGTTTGAATAGAATTTAATATTTTCTATTAAACATCCAAATTTAGATAAGAAAAATAAAGTCGCCGGTTTTGATTTACCAATTTCATCAGATACAACATAAATCTCATATTTGTCACGATTGTTTAAATAAAAATCATTTAAATCATTAAATGTAAAAGTTTCAGTAGAACCTGCATGACCAAACAATTGCATAGGGAAATCTTCAAACATAAAATCATATAATTCCTCATCAGATTTGAATTTAAAATGGTTTTTTAATTCAAATGTATTGATAGGTTCGATAATTTCATAAATAAATTCGTCCTCAACCTTATCAATTGATGTGTTACCAGACATATCCATGGTAAATGTTTGATTTGAATTTTCAGACTCATAATTTTCAATCATATGTTTTTCATATAATTGTCTAAACTTGCCAAATGTATCCCTTAAAACACCATTAACTTCAATCCCTATTCTCTTCATCGTATTTTTCTAATATTTTACTGATTAATGGGTTTCTTACGTTTTTAGCGTTTCTAAAATCATACACACCCACATCATTTATATTTTTGAACCTTTGTAAAGCATCATAAAGACCTGATTGTTTTTTGTCTTTATAACGGTCAGTTTGTTCTAAATCTCCTGATATAAAGAACTTACTATTAAACCCTATCCTTGTCAATAGTAATTTCATTTGATTTGGAGTTGCGTTTTGAGCTTCTTCAAAAATTAGAATGGAATTGTCGATATTCATACCTCTCATATAGGCTAAAGCAAATACCTCAATTATTTCAGCTTCTTTAAGTTTTTCTCTCGCCTCTTTACCTATAATTTTATTTAATAGGTAATATGAAGGAAAAATGTAAGGGTCTAATTTTTCTTCCAAGTTACCTGGTAACGAACCCAGTTTTTCTTCAGCTTCAACTGCTGGTCTAACGATGATTAGTTTTTCATAAGAATTATTAGGGTCCATTAGTAGGTCAACCGCCGCTCTCATGGAAATAAAACTTTTACCAACACCTGCGGGACCTGAACATATTGTGATTTGATTAGACATCAATATGTCATAATACTCTTTTTGATTGTCTGATAAGAATTTATTTTTTTGTTTTCTTTTAATAACTGAATTTATGTAATCCTTTTTTGTGATTGTTTTAGGTATTACTGGTTCTTCTGGTTGAGTTATTTTTTTTCTTGTCATTTAATTATTTATTTATTTTTATAGTAATCCATCCAATACTCAATCATCTCATCTAACATAGATTCAAAAGTATATTTTGGATTCCAATTTAATCCATCTCTCAATTTTGATGAATCTCCTTTTAAATTATATAACTCTTCAGGTCTGAAATGTTTCTCATCAATTACTATGTATTCACTATAATCTAATCCTAATGAACTAAATACGTAACTACATAAGTCTTGTACCGAATGTGATATTCCTGTAGAACAAACGTAGTCTTCAGGTTTATCTGATTGTAGCATCAACCACATTGCTTCGACATAATCTTTAGCATGTCCCCAATCTCTTGTTGCATCTAAATTACCAATATTTAATTTTTCTTGTAAACCTAAACTAATTCTAACTGCTGCTTTAACAACTTTATTTGTTACAAAGTTTGTCCCTCTTCTTGGTGACTCGTGGTTAAACAAAATACCATTCCATATTTTCATACCATATGAATTGCGATAGTTTCGACAAATGTTGTATGAAAATACCTTAGCACATCCATAAGGCGATACTGGATTCATCGGTGTTGTTTCTCTTTGAAACCCATCTTCATCGATAGTATTTCCAAACATTTCAGATGACGATGCTTGGTAAATTTTAATATCTTTATTTAATAGTTTTACCGCCTCCAATAAATTAAGAGTTCCAAGACCCGTTACATTTGCGGTGTAGATTGGTTGGTCAAAAGATATTCTTACATGTGATTGTGCGGCCAAATTATAAATTTCAATTGGTTTAACTTCTTGTATTACTCTTGTAAGTGAAGATAAATCAGTTAAATCCGCATAGTGTAAATGTAATTTATCGAATACGTCATCTAATCTACTTGTTTGATTTTCCGATACTGAATTTCTCTTTAATGTTCCGTGAACTTCATATCCTTTTTCTAAAAGAAATTCTGCAAGATACGAACCATCCTGTCCGTTTATTCCTGTTATTAGTGCTACTTTTTTCATTCGTTAATTATTGATACAATAGTTTGGATTTCATCAAAAGTCAATCCTTGATGGTTTGGTATGTAGAACCCAAACTTGTTTATTAATTCACAATTTTTTAATTCAACAGGTCCGTATTTTTTTACCCACATCGGTTTTTTAGACATGTCTCCAGCAATTAAAGGTCTAACCTCAATATTTTTTTCTAATAGTTTATTAACTATTTCATTTCTTCTTTCATTAATAATTGGGTATGCAAAGTTCGATACAAAATCACCTTTGTTTTCACCAACCATAATTTTATTATCACCAATTAGTGATTTATATTTTTTGAAATTTTCATTTCTTTTTTCACTATACCCGTCTAATTTATCAATTGCCATTAAACCAATAAATGCTTGTAAATCTGTTGCTCTTAAATTAAAACCCGGTAAATAAAAAGTATATAAAGAGTCAAACTCATTTACATTATTTTCTTTTCTTAATTTTTCTTGTATGTGTGTAGGTAAATCCCTATCCCAACCGTGACTTCTCATCATTAATAATGAATAATAAAAATCCTCATCGTTTGTATTTATGAACCCACCTTCAATTGTGCTTAAGTGATGTCCAAAATACATCGAAACATTGTATTTTTCACACAGTGAAATTACTTTTTCCATATTAGGAACTAAACCTAATGGTGAAACTAAAATCATACAAGATGGGTCATTTGTTTTAAACAACTCTTCTAAATGTTCTAAATCACAAGAAAGGTCTTCTAAGTTAGAGTCACAAAGTATTGGTTCCATACCTAATAACATTGGGGAACTAACATCGGTAGCCCAACTTAATCCAGGAACAACAACTTTGTTATTTTTTAATTTACCGGTGTGTAATAATGATGCTAACGCTAAAATAATTGCTGACGACCCGGAATTAACATAGACAGAATATTTCGTACCTATTTTTTTAGCCCATTTTGATTCTAATTCCCATGTTAAATCTCCTTTTGTAAGTCTTGGTATTTCATCTTGGTTTAACCATTCTATTAATTTATTGATGTCATTTTTATCAATTGTGTCTTTAACTAACTTTATCATAATATGAATTATATACTAATTTTATACCTTCACTCAAAGGTGTGAATTCAAAATTTGGAAACAAATTTTTAAATTTATCTATTGAAACGTCTTTTCTAAATTGACCGTTTGGTTTTGTTGTGTCCCATTCAATTTTTATATTTTTACTATCGGTCACATCTAAAGCAATTTCAGCCATTTGTTTAATTGAAAGGTTTTCTTCAGTTGCAACATTGAAGCTTTCAGTTACATCTTTTTCAATTGTCTGTTTAATTATTTCTGCAAAATCACCAGCATACATGAATTGTCTTAGAGGTGTCCCATCACCAAAAAGAGTAATCTCACCTGAATTGTTATTTTTAGCGTAATTAATTTTTTTAATTAATGATGTTAAAAAATGACTTTTATTTTCGTCGTCCTTATCTTCAATACCATATAAGTTACAAGGAATTAAATATTGATAATTTAAATTATACTGAAGATTATATGCATCTATTTGTGCTCCCATTGAACGTTTAGAATAACCATAAGAGAAATTGGTTATAGTTGGTGGTCCCTCATGTAACATGGTTTCATCCATTGGGTATTTTCTTGCAACATCAGGGTATATACAAGTACTTAAAATACCTATGAATTTTTTTACTTTGAAAATTCTTGAGTATTCGATTAGTAGTGTATTCATTAAAACATTCTGTGTAAAATATTCGGCAGGATGGTTAATATTATCAATTATACCACCAACCCTTGCTGCTAAATGAACTACTATATTAGGTTTATGTTTTAAAAACATTCGTTTAACACCTTCTTCCGTTGTTAAATCATAATCATTAGATGATATATAAATTGCTTCTGGTAATATCTTTTTTAAATATTTCCCAACTAATCCTGAACCGCCCGTTACTAATATTTTACTGTTCATTTTTAAAAAAAACTAAATCGTTTATTGCTTTGTCATCTACGATTAAATCGTAGTGTAATTTTCTACCAACATATAAATCATGGTATTTTACCCCCCAAGTTTCCAATTGATTTTTTGTTAAATTAAACCAATCAATTCCTGTTGTTGCCCCTCTTGCTGTGTCTATTATTATATGATTACCATCGTGATATAAATCATTTAATTTTTTTATTCTTTGGTGAAAGGGTTCTGCCTTTTCGTAATCACCATATGTGTTAGTACATAAAGTACCATCTAAATCAAAACAATAAATCATATAATTGTAATTTTTTTTGGTTCTGAAAATTCTAATGTTTGAGGTCTGTTATTTTTAATTATAATATCTAAAATTTCATCATCACTTAACCCAACCAATTTAAAAGTTAAATTTGTTTTTTTAGAATCAATTAAACTAACATTTATTTCTGTATTTGTCACAGACCACTCTTCATTCAAAACATAGAAATCTACGTTACTACCATAGTGAGTAATAAACCCTCCCGCATCGGCTGCGGTTAAAACCCCCCTTGATAAATAAAATAATGATATTAGTTCATCCTGAGTTAATGACTCATCAATTTCCAAATAGTTTTCAGTAATATTATAAGATTGTGGTGGAAATCCTATATTAATGATATTATATCCGTTTGATATTAATTTATTTAATAATTTTTCTAAATGGGGTAATGACGATAAAGTGTTATGTTCAGTCGATTTATTTTTAAAATTTCTAGTAATTAATATAAAGGTTTTATCTGTAAAAAGATGACCGTATTTTTTTTTAATCGATTTAAAAACTTTTTCAGTTGGTTTTATGGTCAAACCATTATCAAAGAATTTTTTAGCATAATCTAAAGAAGTGGTGTATGTGTTTCTTGGAGAAAATACATCAACAACACCGTCATCATATTCTGTTTTTTGCCAACTACGGATTTCAATATTATCAATACCATATTTTTCAGTACAGTAATTAATACATTTTTCTAAAAAAAGGTCATTTTCTCGTGATGCACTATCTAATACAGATGGGTATGAAAAAAAATCTCCATTTTTTACGGTAATAATTTCATCAACTGATGATAACACAATATAACCATTATACTGTGTTATTCCGATAACTTTAGAACCGTCAGTTTTAGATTCATTTATAAAAGAATTAAATGGTAATAATTGATTCCATTCTTCAGGTTGTGTAATATAAATTAATACCTTAGACATTTTTATTTTAGATATTATTAACTTTTCTAAGTTTTTTAGCTATTGGTTTTTCAGTTTCATAAACAACTTTGACACCGTCACCTAAAACCGTTTCCATTTTACGAATTCCAGACATTAACTCCCCAACGTTTTCAATAGACGCAGCTTGGTCTGAACCATACATTGTTCTGTCTTTTGTAATGTGAAATTCAATACATTCTGAACCTAATGCAACAGCCCCAAAACAAGGAATCATCCCACTTGCGTGATTAGAAAACCCAATTTTATATTGTGGGTATTTTTCCTTCAAAGTTTTGATGTAATTTAAATTAATTTCTTCGTCTTTTGTTGGGTATGTACTTGTACATGCTAAAACATATTCCACATTATTTAAAATATTGATTGCGGAATCAACTTCTCTTTCTGTAGACATACCAGTAGAAACGATGATTGGTTTACCTGTTGAATTTAATTTTTCCAAAAATGTTTTATCTGTTAATAAAGCTGAAGCTACTTTATGATATTTCACATTTAAGTTTGATTCAATTAAATCGACACTTTTTGTATCCCAACAAGAAACAATAAAATCTAAACCTAATGCGTTTGAGAATTTTTCTAAATCTTTATATTGTTCAATACTAAACTCTAATCCCATCTTTTGTTCACGATTAGTTGTTCCCCATGGGGATTCTCTTTGTGCGTCCAATTCTTCTTTAGTGTATACCGACTCGATATCTCTTTTTTGAAATTTAACAGCATCACATTCATAAGTTTTTGCCATAACTATTAATTCTTTCGCCAAATCAAGGTCACCATTATGGTTGATTCCGATTTCTGCAATCACATAAGTCTTTTTCATTTTTTAATATTTTTTATTTTTTATTTGAAAGTTCAACTTTTACTTTTTTTAGTGCTGAACCGATAATCTGATGCATATCATAGTATTTGTATTCTGCCAATCTACCTCCGAATATTACATTAGGTAGTGTTTCTGCTAACTTTGCATACTTTTGATAAACTTCATTGTTTTTTTTATCATTTATTGGATAATATGGTATATCGTTTTCAGTGTAAGTTTTTGAATATTCTTTAGTAATCCATGTAACATCTGACTTTGAATTTTCGAAGTGTTTATGTTCGGTAATTCTTGTATACGGTACTTCTTCATGTGTGTAGTTCATGACAGCACAACCTTGGAAGTCTTCCAAATCTACTTTTTCATGAACAAAATCTAATGACCTATACTCTAATTTACCGTATTTATAATCAAAAAATTCATCTATTTTACCTGTGAAAACAATTTTATCCGCTATTGAGTAATAGTAATCTTTGTTATCAAAAAAATCAACATCGGTCATTACATCAATACCATCAAATATTCTTTCAAATATTTTTGTATATCCATCTACAGGTATACCTTGATATTTGTCTGAAAAATAATTGTCATTGAAATTAGTTCTTATGGGTATTCTTTTGAGAATTGCCGATGGTAAATCTTTAGGGTCTCTACCCCACTGTTTTTTTGTGTATCCTTTAATAAAAATTTCATATATTTCTTTACCTATTTGTGAAAGTGCAAAAGTCTCGAAATTTTCATCTTGTAAATTTTTAGAAACAACTGAATTTAATTTTTCTTTAGCCATTTCAGGGCTTGTTACACCCCACACTTGACATAGTGTTAGTAAATTAATCGGGAAAGAATATATTTTATCTAAATAACTAACTTTAGGTCTGTGCTGGTAGTTATTAAATTCAGTAAATTGATTTATCCAATTCCAAATAGTTAAATCATTAGTGTGAAAAATGTGTGAACCATATATATGAACGTTTATATTATCTTTTTTTTCGCTATAACAATTACCACCTATGTGTTTTCTTTTTTCAATAACTAAACATTTTTTACCCGATTTAGTCATCTCATGCGCGAATACCGCACCAAATAAACCACTGCCGACAATTAAATAATCATATTTCATATAATATCACCATTATTATAATAGGAATACCATAAATCTACAATCTTATTAAGTTCTTTTGATAATTTCCATGGTTTATTATGACCTGTATAGTGTATAATGTGTATTTTATCATCGTTAATGAAAAGTTGGTTGTCTTTAATTCTCACTTCAGAACGACGTGTTCCCGTTAAAGGTGATACTTCCGTTAAATTTAAAAAGGTGGTGTCAGATAATTCACCATCACCTAAATAACCTCCTAAGTCATTTAACCCACTTAAATTCCATTGGGACCCCATATTATAAAATTTAATTTTATTTTTAACTAAAAATAAATTAATGTATGATTGTGCGAGAAATTCAAAAGAATGGCCAAAAGGAATTAACTCATCAAAAGAATCTGACATTTTTTTAAACATATCACTTTTTGCTGCAAAAACACCGCCATTCATACTTAAATAATCATCAACATTTTCTAACCCTAATTCATTCACAATTACATCCATACGTCCGTGATTAATTCTCTCATCTTTATTCAAGGTGAGGCTTCTTAATTTAGTTAAGTATTCGTGTCTTTCCGCACCATCAAATGTAATTTGATTTCTAAATGGCCATATCCATTTAGGTTCTAAAAAATTAGCAACACCGTCATCCATTGAGCCAACAAATTCATTTGTGTCTAATTTTTCAAAATATTCTGAAAGGTCAGATAAAACTAATGTATCCACTTCTAATGATAAAATATTTTCAAATCCCGACATCCAAGAAAAAAGTTGTGCAAAACAAGAAAAATCCTTCATAAACCCACCTTGCCAAAATCTAACTTTACCTGATAGTAATTCATTTACAAATTTTAAATCAACAACTTTTATATTTTTTTCTTTTAGTTTATTTAAATTTTCTGCACTTATACCAGTATCAAAAACACAAACACCGACATTAGGGTTTGATATTTTTAAAGAGTTTAACGTTGCAACTAAACCTAAAAAATATTCGTCATTAGTTGCTAAAACTATACCATTCTTCATTTTTTTTATTTAAACATTTTATTTTCTACTATTTCTAAAATTGTATGCCCAAGTAGTGTGTGACATTCTTGTATTCTTGCTGTGTTATTTGAAGGTATGATTAGATTGTAATCTGATATGTCTTTCATTTCTCCACCATCATTACCAATAAAAGATACAACAATAGCACCTTTGTTTTTGGCAACTTCAATAGCTTTAATAACATTTTTTGATTTACCTGATGTTGAAAAACAAATTAGAATGTCACCTTCTTTTATTGATGATTTAATTTCTCGTGAAAAGATATCTGAGTATGAATAATCATTTCCTACCGCAGTTAAGTAAGAAACATTAGACGCTAATAAAACCACCTCTAACGGGTCTCTATCAAAATAGAAACGACCACTTAATTCTGCTGAAAGGTGTTGTGCGTCTGCAAAACTACCACCATTACCACAAAAATATACCTTATTACCGTTTTTATAACACTCGATGATTTTTTCTGCAATCTTATTTGAGTTGTTTATAATTTCTTCATTATTCAATAATTCAGTCTTCAATCTAATTGACTCCTGAATATTTTTTATAACCATTTCTACCATACTGTTTTACCTCCGTCTATAACGACATTCGAACCTGTCATATATGAACTTGCGTCAGAACACATAAACACAATCGCACCTTTATATTCATCAATATGAGCCATTCTACCCATCGGTATAATATTAGATAACTTCGTTACAAAATCAACAGGATGGTCATTATAAACTCCTGTCGGACTTAAACAATTTACTCTAATATTATTTTTAGCGAAATATGTAGAAAGATATTTGGTCATACCAATTACTGCCCACTTGGCTGCAGAATACGTAATTGGTTTTACATTCTGTTCGTTTTCAGATTTTGTTTCATCTCTGTATATTCTTTGGTCAGGAGCAATTACACCTAAGTCGGATGAAATGTTTAGTACTACACCACCACCTGTTTCTAACATTTTATTACAAATAACTTGTGAAGTAATAAAAGTTCCGTTTATAATTGCATCAATACCTTCTTTAAAATATGATTCAGTCATAACCTCAAATCTTGTTTCAGGTGTTAAACTTTTATCGTCCTTTGTAACTTTTGGGTCTTTAGCAGCATTGTTAATAAGGATATCAATTCTTTCATATTTGTTTGATACCTCATCCACACTATTTTTATCTGTGACATTCATGTATTCCATAAACACATTTTCTTCTCCATAAATTGAAGAAAGCTCTTTGTGTTTCTTAGTTAACATATCCATGTCTACATCGGTAAGAATTACTTTAGCTCCATATTCTAAAAGAGCTTCAGCGTGTTTTGGACCTAATAATCCACCAGCACCTGTAATCAAAGCAACCTTACCATCTAAATCAAATAAGTTTCTCATAATAATGTTTTGATTTTTTGGTATGTATTTTTTATGTAATTTATTTCATCACCATCTACATCTCTTGCAAGTTGCAATATGATGTTATCAGTGTAATTAATATTTTTTAATGAATCAATTATAATTTTAAAATCAGTATCACCCAACCCAAAATGTTTTGTTTCTCCATTAAAGGTTCTATCTTTAAAATGTACATTTTTTATTTTTGACCCAAAGTAATGTATCAATTCTTTATGGTCTATTTTTTCTTTATATGTTGAGGTGAAATTACCGGTGTCGTAGGTAATAAAAAAATTGTTTTTATTATTGACGACATCCATCACAATTTCTTTATCACATTCAAATTCAAAACAGAAATTAATCGATGGGTATTTTTCAGATATTGGGATTATGTTTTTTAAAAATTCATATCTGATATATTCATTTTCTACTGAACTATCTTCTAAAAGGGGTATTACAATTTTATTTAATTTTAGTTCTACCATTTTATCTAAAACTGGTACTAAATTTTCATTCATAAATTCATCTTTGTAAAATGAATTATTAACCATAGTATCTACACAAACTGATAAGATGTTAGTAGGTAAATTAGGTTCATTAAATAATGGATTATTTGAGTTATCATTTGGAGTTATTAACCATTCAATACCACATAATTCAATGTGATTTAAAACGTTAAATTCTGTCTTCCAATTAGATGGAAACTCTTGCATTTTTTTATTGACGGGTTCACTAAGACGACCCTGAAGAATTCCTACTTTCATAATAACTCAACAAATTCTATAATATTATTTTCTGGGTCCATACCAAAAAAAACTTTAACTGTTTTTTCATCAGAAATAGTTGGGGTATTGATGACAGATAAATTATTATCAATAAACTTATTGTAAAGAAAATTAACATCTTTTATAGTCAATGCAAAGTGAGTGTAACCATTTTCTAAAAGACTTTTTTTATTTACATCACAACTCCCAAAATAAAGTAATTCAACTATTGTTTTGTTATCAACCCCCAGTTTAATTATTCTTGGAGATTCATTATCAGAATTAAGAATATGATTTAAAAATCGACCTTCTTCTATTTTATCGTAAAGTATTTCTAAACCAATTAAATCACGGTAAAACCATAACATTTTATCTAAGTCGTTTACGACTATACCAACATGTCTAAACATTCTATCAAACTTTCTTTTAATACTCCAATACCTTCAATTAATGCATCATCATCGATTGTTAATGGTGGACCTATTTTTAAGGTTCCTGATTGAGTCCTAATCGATAATAAACCTTTTCTCATAGCCACTTCTATAATCATATCAACAAAATCAATATCATTTCCATTTGGTGATTTTATGAACACACCAGATAATAACCCTTCGCAGTTTATTTTTTTTACATAATCAGGCATTTCTGTTTTCCATTTTAACAATTCCATTCTCATTATTTCTCCCTTCCTATAAGACTCATTAACTAAGTCATTATCTAAAAGATATTTAACAGAAGCGTTTGATGCTGCAACCGCAACAGGATTACCACCATGCGTACTATTGTAAGACATGTCATTATTAATAATTCCATTATTAGTTATGACACAAGATAATGGTAACGAAGATGAAATACCTTTAGCACAAACAATTATATCTGGAACAATTTCAAAATGTTCATATGCAAATAATTTACCAGTTCTACCAAAACCTGATTGTATTTCGTCTATAATTAACAAAACTTTATTTTCATCACACCATTTTCTTAATAATTTAACATAATCTTTTGATGCGAATTCAGCAGACCATCCTTGGTATGGTTCCATGATTACTGCGGAATATTCAGAAGGATTTAAACCTTTAAAGTATTTCTCAAATAGTTCTTGTGGTGTTAATTTTTCGTTTTCTAATGTAATGGTGTCGGGGTAAGGTAAATGTGTGACATATGTTTTAACAGGTATCCATTCTTGTGATTTAAATTTTCCACCCGCCATAGCTGAACCCATGGTTTTACCATGATACCCATTATTAAATGAAATAATTTTATTTTTACCAGAATGTTTAATTGACATTTTGATTGCACACTCAACCGCTTCAGAACCTGTTGATAAAAATAACACCTTGTCAAAATTTTCAGGAGTGGATTCTACCAACAATTTAGAAAATTCAGACCTCTCTTTTGTTGGGTAATAATATGCGTTTAATAAATTTTTATTAGTTGTGGATATAATTGCGTCTTTTACTTTTGGGTTTGAGTGACCTACATTTGCAACAAAAATTGATGATGTAAAATCAATCCATTTATTACCTGAAATATCATAAATTGAATAGTTCGATGCCGAATCCCACACAACGGGTAATTGGTCGTTCATTGAATCGGGCTCATATTTGATGCAATCATTTAAATATTGTAATGATTGTGGTGAAGGTATTGGTGTGATGATGTTTCGATAACGAGTTTTTACAACATCACAGTTAAATGGAGTTAACTGAAACTTATGCATTTTTTTTATTTAAGATAAACTCAATATAATTAAAATCCTCGATAGTGTCAATTTCATAAGTTTTATCAGTAATAAAAGAATAAATTTTATCACCGTAAAAATTGTCTGAATTCATAAACACTTCAGGATTTACTATATCTATATATCCATTTGGTGAATACGTTTTGGGATAACTTTGTCTAGGTAAGTTAGTATCCATACCCTCTACAATAGGACTCCAATATATCCCGTCTTGTTTATAAAATTTGTAAACAGATTCTGAAGTTTCGTGGGCGGACCTAAGACTTGTGATTAATGATTTATTCTTTAAAAATACTTCAATAGCATCGTCTATAACTGAATGATTAATCAAAGGTGTTGTTGCTCGTAAATGTATAATTGGTTCAGTATAGTTTAATTCCTTACAAAAATGTCTGAAAGAATCGATATCTAACGATGTGTCAGTTGACAATTCAGAAGGTCTTATAATTATTTTACATCCTAATTTTTTTGATATCTCAATAATTTCTTCGTCGTCGGAAGAAACGTATATATCCGTAATTTTTTTTGATTCTTTTGCCGAAGTGATAACATATTCAATTAAAGGTTTACCTAATAATTTTTTTATATTTTTTTTGGGTATTCCTTTACTACCTCCTCGAGCTAAAATTAAAGCTATCATTTTTTTTCCGCTTTACAAATTAACATTGCCTCTTTTGAGAATCTAATTATTTTGTTTGTTTTTTTACCCCATAATACTTTTTCAAAAGGTGAGTAAGGTAAAGGTAATTTTTGAATTATATACCTAAAAATGTTTAAAAATGGATATTTCCATGTTAATGGTAACTGATACAAATAATCACATTCAGAGACAAATCCTGATAATTCACAGGCGGTTTCTAATGAGTATCGTGTAAAAGGGGTAACGTGAGTATGGTCAATATAAAATGCTTCTTTATATGAATGTTTCCAGCTTGGCGCCATACATATTAATACTCCCCCTTTTTTTAACATTCTATAAGATTCATCTAATAAAATATCTGGATTATGTAGATGTTCGACAACAGATTTTGAAAAAATAAAATCAAATTTTTCATCTTTAAATGGGTATTTTTTCTCATTTAAATTATATGACTTAAACTTTTTTGATGGTATATTTTCTTTAGCTGAGTCAGAAATATCTATTCCATATGCGTCTATACCACACTCAATGAAACACTTAGTTAACACACCGTCTCCACAACCAATATCTAAAATTTTATCACCCTTTTTTATATTATATTTTTTTATAATATAGTTAACTAACTTTTTTGGATAGTCTGTTTTATTCTCTTTATATGTTGTTTGTACGTAATTTGGATTAAATATTGAACTCATATTTTTTCAGTTTTGAATATAGTTTTAAGAATTGAATCTTCGCTGGTGTTTATTATCTCAATACCAAGATTTTTTACACTATCATTTATAATTTTAAAATCATTTAAAATATTATTTATACAGACATCAAATTCAATCACTGAATGAGGTCTCATATATGAATTATAATAACCTTTTTTATAATCTAAATCTACACCGGATATAAAAATTTTATTACAACCAAGTAATATTGATAACGCTAACATATGTATTGCAACTGTATCACCCGTACTATATCTTAAATCATAATTTGTAAATTTTTGTAATTCTTCTTGTATTGTTAATCTACCATCTATAAAATTTTTACATCCATTAGGGCAATTATTACATTTAGAATTATTAAAATGTCTTTGGTCGTACCCAATATAATTTAATCCTGAGGAGTTTTTTTCTATCCATTCTCTTGGGGTTGAGTCAACTGAATCCGAATGTACTATTGTTGTACCCTCATATTTTTTAAATCTTTCTAACATAAATGGAAATGTTTGCAATGAATTTGCAAACACCCAATAATCGGGTTTTAAATTTGTGTTAATATCAATATCATTACAACATATTAAAATTATTTCGTCTCTATTTTTTGTAATGTATTCTATAGTCTCTGATAAGGACGGACCTAAACCACATATAAATGCAGTTTTATTTAGATGTTTGTTTTTAATTTGCTCAAAATTATATTGTATCATTTGAATGGTGATTCTATTAAATTATTTTTAATCATTTCTCTATTGATTAGGTATAAAACGTTTTTAGGTTTTAAATGTATATCATCTACATAATATATTTCTTTAGTCGTGTCTCCATCAACTAAGTAATCATATATACTTAAAAATTTGTAACCTTTTTTTGAACACTCTTCCTTAACTCTTTGATTAAAATATTCTTTAAATTTTCTTCTTTCGCTATATGTACCTCTTGGTTTATCAAACGCTTCTGGATTTTCTCTATAATAGAATATAAACGGCTCTTCTTTTAATTCCGGTGTTACCGAAAATAAAATTATATTTTTATTATATAAATTGTCAATAAATTGAAAATACCTATCAATAATTTCATCTATTAATTCAATATAATCTTTGTTTTGTTCGTCCATATTTTTTTTTACTTGAGCTCTACAATCTATTTCACCAAAACAAATAAGAATATTTTCATCATAAGATACATTATTAATTATTTCATATACATTTGGTTTGTTAATTAAGTTGTATGCTAAATAAGGTCCGAACCTATAGGTATGATAAGAATCATATACAATTAATTCATTCATATTAAATAAACTTTCTTTATTAGAAAAAATACTAATATGACTATCACCAAAACAATTTATTTTTTGTATTTTTTTCTGCGTCCACCCTTCAAAAATAAATTCGTAATTAAAAATAGTATCATAATATACTGATACCTTTTCCAAAATTGAATTTCGTTTTTCAACATATCCGTCGACAAACCCGTGAAATTGTACCAAATAATTTTCAAAGACATTTAATTCAGGTATTGATGACAGATATTCTAATAATCTATACTCTTCCCCTTCAATATTAATTTTTATTAAATCTACTTGAAAAATTTGCTCCTCGAATAAAAATTCTTTTATAGATTTAAGTTTTATTTTTTCAGTTCTGTCGTTTTGTGAATATATTGATGATGCATCACCATTTGTGCTTATATATTCATCTCTTGTGATATCTGACAAACCAAAATTATAAACTTTTATATTTTCATTATTTTTATATCTATGTACTATCTTTTCATAGAATGATAACACAGGTTCAAATATATATATTTTTGGATTTTCGTATCTGTCAATACAAATTTGAGCAAAATCACCCATATACCCACCAACGTCAAAAATTACAGAATCTTTTTTTAATTCAAATTTCATTACATCATTCCAAGTTGGATTTCCCATTTTTCAAATTTTTATCAATTTATTAAAATACACGTCACTTGTATCTATATTTTTTTTAGCGGGTCCAAACCATTTTTTTGGTCCTATCACTATTTTATTTTCATTCTTATTTAACCAAGCCCCCCACCATGAAAATGACGAATTCGCTATAATATTATTATAACATAAAGACATCAAAATTAAATCTTCGTAATCTTTATTATTTTCACAATATATAACATTATCTAAAAAGTTAAAATTTTCTTTACACCACCTAATATCATCTGAGAAAATAAAAAAAGTTTTATCAGAACCAACTATAGATATTGCTTCTTTATAATATTCTAAACTTTGTGTTGGGTGGTGGTCTAATAGATTTAAATAATCACCTCTTCTTACATGTATAGAACAAGTGTTTTCATGTAATACTTCTTTATATTTTTCACGTATGTTATTAACAACTTCATCACAATAAAAAAAATCTAAAATTTTATTTCTGTTGTGTTTGAAATATTTTTCAGATTGAAAATATCCGTGAAGTGATGTTGGTAACATAAAATCAGGTATGGGTGAATAGTGAAAATGTGGTTCATTATATATTTGACTCGTAACAAAATTACCATCTAATATTAAATTTTTCAAAATATTGTCCATGTAAACGTCAATTGGTTTATGGACTACTTGGACATTATTTGGGTTGATAACAAATTTTTCACCCAAATCTAAAGATTTAGAATATGCTGTTGCGATTTGAAAAAGATAGTTCCCAAGACCACCCATTAAATAACAAGAAACCATATTATAAGTTTTCTTTTATGAATTTATACACATGTTCGTCAGGTAGTAAAAAGTTTTTACACTTATCAAAGTTTTCTCTAATAACATCTAATTTTGAGTTATAAAAATCTTCATTACAGTCGTTTAAAATTGTTTCTAACTCATCCATATTATCAAATATTAACATACCGTCAGTATTGAAAAAATCACCAATAGAAGGACACCCCCAATATATAGGAATCGTTCCTGTTGCAAAACAATCAATTAGTTTTTCTGTAAACCAATAATCTCTTTTACAATTTTCAATAACAACTGAAAAACGATAATCTTTAAGACCATCAATTTTAAAATTAATAGGGTTATAACTTCTACCGAACACATCCATTTTATCACCAAACTTTTGAATTACTTCGTGTCTTAATCTATGCCCGTCAGTGAATGTTTTATTAGATGAAATGACTGAAATGTTTTTACTTTTATCGTAAACTTTTTGTTCTTCTTTCGGTATCCAACAACACCCAAAAGGAATGAATTTTGTATTGTAATCTAAATCTAATAATGTTTTTTCATGTGTTAAAATGTAATCAAACTTCATTAGATTATTTCTAACGTAATCGTAATGTTGAGGTGCAACACAAACAGGCTCAATCAACCAAGCGATTTTATTTTTAGATGGTGGTAAATTTGATGTTAAAAAATTATCAGTAATAACTAAATTTTCAGTATTATTTGGTTGGGTTCTTTCCCACTCAAAATTTTCTGACTTTTGAAAGTCAGAACAATAACCTAAAATAGAGTGTGAAAAAGTATTATCTGCAATTTTTATTTTTTGTTTCATAATATCAATTTTTCGTATGGTTTAAATGTTCTGATTTTTTGAGTAATTGTTTGAACTTTAGGTAAATTAACCTTATGGTCATTTAATGGATTACTTTCATTATAAATGTAATTTATGTCATTCATAAATCTATAATGTTCAATACCACTCATTTCAGCCATTGGGTACATAAACGATAAATCGCCAGCAACCCCCCAATAATTTCCATATTCATCTTTTAAATCTTCCTGATTAATTTTTCTCCACAAAAATACTCTCCAAGTTCTTAGATGAGTTAATGTAAAAGTTTCGTTTCTAATATTATCAAAACTTGTATATGGCCTTGCAAACCCAGGTCTACCATCATGATATCTAAAACTACCATTCGCTAACCATACATCATCTGAATTATATGTATCAACAACTCTTTGGAATGTTTTTGAATCCGGTAACCAATCGTCACCATCAACCTCAACACAAATGTCGTTATCTTCAATATCAAACTCACCTCTTATTACTTGGTCATAATTTCCCGGTTGAAACATTTTAGTTTTATTTTCAATTAAAACAAATCTATCATCACCTTTAATAAAATTCTTTATTTTTTCAACCGTTCCATCTGTTGATAAATCATCAGTGATATAACATTTAAAATTTTTATAAGTTTGAGTCATAATTGTTGCTAAGGACCTCTCAACAAAATTCTCACAATTATATGTGGTAGTTAAAACTATTAGTTTCATCGGTTTAAAATTTTAATATATTCTTCTTTTATTTTTTTTGCAACTTCGATTGAGTTGAACTTTTCTACATCTGAAGGTACTTCATGTCTTTCTTTACTAAGAATATCACCTTTATCGTCTACTTGATAAATCCATCCTGGTTTGCCACATAACCACCCTTCTATCGTAGTTCTACCAAGTAAAATACCTGCAGTTTCCGTACAGTTTTTAACGTACTCCTCAACTTTATTAGTTGCTTGGAAATGTTTAACGTGTGAACTATTTAATAGTTCAGGTAAGTAATTTGATTTGTTTTCACCAACTAACCACAACTCTTTACCGATAGATTTTGAATACTCAACCAAATCTCGAATTGTTTTTTCTCTCAAATAATCAATAGTACCAACAAATAAAACATATGGATATGTTTTTGTATTCACGTTATTAAATCTATTTGTGTCGATTGGATTATATATTACATCTGTGTTAGTTTCATCTATGTTAAAATTATCAACAACATGTTTTTGAATTTCAGGTCGTATACAAATATACTTTTTAATTGAGTCGTGAATAAACGGATTTTCTAATTCAATCACCTCTGAATGTATTGTTGAAATTTTTGGGGTGTTTGGATACATATCACATACTCTTTGTGATATTGGATTATGTTGTACGTGAATGATATCAAAATTTACGTCTGACATCTTGTACAACATATTAGGTTGGCTTTGAACAAAACCTTGCGGTGTGTTCATTCCCCATTTTCCATCACCTAATTTATAACCAGGTGGGTTAGAGAATGGTAAAGTTTTAATTCCCTGTTGATTTGCTAATGTAGATAACGGACCATCAATATCTGAAAGAACCGTAATATCACAATTTAATTTTTTAAGACCCCTTGCAAGTTCATAAACATACATCTCTGAGCCAGTAAAAGTTTTAAAGAATAGTGATGATAGTAATACTTTAATTGGTGACTCTAATGTGAGATTTCTTTTAATTTTAACGGGAAGAAGTTCTTTGTGTTTTTCTGCAAATTTAATTCTGTTTTGTTCCCATTCGTCATTTGTTTGACCTATTGATTTGTGAGTTACTCTAACATCGTAGATAATTCCAATTTTTACATCTTCAATAAAGTTTCTAAATGAAAAATCCACATCATAAAAGTGAAAACCTTTTATTTCTTCATTAAAAGTTTGTTTAATATTTTTCTTATTTAAAACAATGAAAAGACCATCGACTAAAACCACGTCTTCGATTTGGTTACCTAAACTTGCAGAATATTTTGATTCCCATTTTTTACCTTCGTGTTCATGATTAACAATACCTTTCATTTTTGAAAAGTCTTCCCACCATTTTGCAGACTCAGGTAGTTGTGTTGAACCAGCAAGACCTAAAATTCCGTACTCAGGACTTCTTTTGAAATGTTTTAATATTTTACTACCCCAATTCTTACTATCGAAATAGATATCATCGTGACACAACACAACAATGTCATTTGTCGCTTGTTCTAAAATCATATTATAAGCTTCAGGTAGTGAATACTTACCCTCATTTTCTATTGGGATTATTTGTGGGTTTGGTACGCCGCACGTTTTCTTCAATAGTTCCACAAAACTATCGTCAATTTTTCTTGTTGAAAATCCTATTGTAATCATGATATTCCTGTTGAACCAAATCCGTTATCATTTCTATCTTTTGATTCAATATCTTTAACCTCAACTAAATCCACCCAATTACCATTTAAAACAGGACAAAGAACCGCTTGAGCAACTTTCTGACCTTTTTCTATTTTTATAGATTGGTTTGTGGTGTTAAAAAGAATAACTTTTATTTCCCCTTGATATCCACTATCAATTGTACCTGGTGAGTTTAAAACGAATAATCCTTGATTTAATGCTAGACCGCTCTTGGACCTGATTTGCACTTCATATGAATCTGCAATATCTAATCTTATCCCTGTTGGTATGAGTGCTCTTGAATTTGCACCAATAACAACTTCTTCGGCTGCTCTTAAATCAAAACCTGAATCTGACGGATATACATAACTTGGATTAACATTATCTGAAGTATTAACAAACTTAAGAGTTGCTTTAGTTATTTGTGTTGAATACTCATCATTCATCGACTCAAAGTGTTTATTTAAATCATCGGTACTTAGACCCATTTTTTTTAAAAACTCTTCAGGATTGTTCATATCAATCTCACCTAAGTGAGATTGTAAGTCTTTAATTGTTTTGAGTTGTTCTCTTATTTCTTTTATTCCTTTAAACATGTTATTTAAGAGATTTTAATTGTAAAATTGCGTTTATTAATACATCTACATCTTTTTCACAGTATTCTGCTATTTCCTGTAGTCTATTATGGTTCCAATATGCTTCATGAACCATTCCACCATTAATTGGTCCGTCTTTAGGTGTAGGGATATCTAAACAAGTGCACATTAAATCTAATGAACCAATCGCGGTGTATGCACCATACTGCCAAATCTCTTTCGTGTCGATTGCCTTTACTTCCCAAGGTTTAGTATCATATGAGGGGAGAATCTTTGAGGGCATAATTCCATTGATAATCATTCGTTTTGCCAACATAGGGATGTCAAAGTTTTTAAGGTTATGACCACAAAGATAAAAATCCAATTTATGACATCTATTCAAAAGGTCTCTAACCTCTAATAACAACTTGTGTTCGTCATCGTTAGAAAACGTTTGTTTTTTAATTTCACCATTTTCTAAAACAAATGCCATAGACACACAAACTATTTTCGCAAACTCAGGAACTAAAGCAGTTCGTTTTGCATAAACATCATTCATTTTTTGCATTTCTTCTTCGAGACCATTTGTTTCAACATTATCCTCTGGAAATCTTTTTAGGAACCAATCGAAATATTTAACAAATTGTTCTGCAATTTTAGGATGACTTTCTTGACAAGAACTCCAGTCTTTACATAGACCAACAGTTTCTATATCTAAAAATAAAATTTTGTTAATAGGTATGTTTATCATTTTACTAAGGATTTATATAATTCTGCTCTATTTTTTGTGACAACATTTAAGTCGTAAGTATCTTTTACTGTTTCATATAATTTTTGACCTAAATCATATGCGAAGTTAGGGTTATCAATTAACTTTTTCATATACTTTGACCAATCACTATGATTTCTTGCTTCATCTACAAGTAACGCATTACCATCTGTAAATTCACCTTTATTAAGTGCGTGTTTCAAATCAATAGTATAAGGACCGACATTAGATGCTATAATTGCCTTTTTATAAAATCCTGCCTCAATTACTTTAAGTTGTGATTTAACTCTATTGAATACATGATTTTTGATTGGTGCTAAAGATACGTCAAACCATTTGTAGTTGTTAGCATAACTTGTTACTGGTTTTGTCCAAACACGATTATAGAATGTTGAAGTGTTTGATTTATACTCTTCTTCTGTAAACTTCATTAAATAATCTTTATGATTTTCATCAACAAGTTTATAGTTGTCCGTGAATATTTCCTCATAACGAGCCCAAACAGTTTCTTCAGGTTTGATTTGTCTTTGTTTTTGTTCACCTGTTTGTTGATTTATTTCGGTTACGGTTCCACGAATATCAAATCCACAAAGATACATACTAAATTTATCCTTCAATGGGGTTAATTTATTCATTGTACCATCTAAAAGTTTCAAGTCGTGTAAGTGTGAAGAACCACCTAACCAACCAAATCTTAATCTATCTGACGGCTCGGTTTTTGCATTAAATTGAGATTCTTTTGGGTTAATTGCGTTAGGTAAAACAAAAACACTTTTATTGTATTTTGAAATTTCTGTTGCAAATACTGAAGTAGTAGTTGTTATGTGTTGAGCAACTTTAAGGTTCTCTATTATTTTTTTATGGAGATTAGTTTGAATTACCATTTGATGTACAGGATGTTCTTTTGTCGGTAACCAATAGTCGTCTAAGTCCATGATAGTAACAACACCAAGGGAGTTAAGTTTTTTGATTAGATTAACTGAATTATCGTACTCGTGAGCGATAGTCCTATGAAAATGAACTATGTCGTATTGTTTCCAATAATTTAAATCATTTATCTTTGGTTCATAATCAATATCGACATGAAATTCATCTGAGTGGTTATTTTGTAACATAACGTGTGGGTCCACACTTCTAAATTTACCCACTCCTGTTTTGTCAGATGGTAGTACTAAAACTTTTATTTTACTCATAAATATTTTTTTTACATAAAAGATAATTTAAATAAAACAAAAAATCCACCCCTTTTGAGAGTGGATTAATATCAATTTACAATGAAATTATTTTAGTTTTTTTACTGTGGTAACTTTACCAACAAACAAATGATTACCTACTTTAAATTGAATTGTATCATTAGATTTTGATGTAGATTCTACCAACATACCAGCGTCTTTAAGTTCTTCCCTTATAACATCTCTTACTGTGTCTCTAACAACGTCTCTAATCATTGACTTCATTTCATTCATATTAAAGTTAGAAGTTGGTTGTTTTGTTGTTAAATTTTTTGATGGTTCAGGTTGAGTTACCGTAGTATTTGGGTTCATACCCATTAATCTTTGAGCCCCCTCAATTATATCATTACTAATTACTGAACCACCGTTCATAGAACTTGGTTGTACTATTGGTTGCTCAATCATTAATCTTTTAATTTCATCAGGTAGTTTTGAATTTTTAATTCTACTTTCATCTAAAGGTTGTGACGGGTCAAAGTTTTGCCCTTGTTGTGTGACTTCACCTACATATTCTTGAGGAATATTATATGATGCGTTTGGCACCTCATAATTTTCAACCATCGGTGTTGATGGGGTAGCAGTTCCTCTATTTATTCCATTATGGGCATCCATAATTTTTTTTGAAATTGCTAATTTTTGCATTAAATCTGACATATTAAGCTAAGTTTTCTGTGTTATCAAAATTTGCGTTTAAAATAACGCTTGACATAAGTTTATCACCATCCGGATTGTAATCAGGTCTCATTTCATAAAAATTATCACCTTGTGGTTGATAAGTCAATATTTTAACTAATTTAAAAAATCTCCATCCTGGTATAGGGTTATCTCTTGTAACCTTAGAATGAGACGCCCCCTGTCTTTCCCATGCTCGTAATACTAATTCACCTTTTTTCGAGTACCCAACACAAACAGGTTCAATCTCACGGAATCCTCTACCATACTCTCTACCGTCGTAGTTGATAGTAATCACTTTTTTATTTCTAATACTATCTTGAACAACATCTAAATTTGCCGCTTCTAAAATTAAACTAGAAAGATTATTTAATAACTTCACGATACTGTGTAATATGGGTTATTTGGTGAAAATTTATTTATTTTTAAATCGTCTTTTCTTTCTGCGATGTCTGTAGACGTACCCGCAGCTTGATTATATACATCTAATTCGCCACCAGTACCCCTACCAATTTTATCACCATCTGCGATTGCATCTGGGTGTACTGATGAATATTGGTCTGCAGGATTAAAATCATTTCTTGGAAATAACTTTTTTCTTTGTTCTTCCGCAATTTTACTTAATTGATTATCAGGTTGCGAAAAATCCATTTTATCTGATTGGACTGCCATTATAATATTTTTTGGTATAGTTTATTCATTAATCTTATTTCTTGTTCAACTCTAACATCAATGTCACTATTAGTTTTTGAGTGACTATCTAATGGGTTAGATATCATTTGGTCTTTTTGGTGGCCATCAATAAATTGGTTCTGCATACCAGCATCCATTTTTATTTTTTTACCTCCTTTATCATTTTCTCTCCAAACTCTTAAAACCTCATCACACCATGTTTTCATTCTATCACCACCATTAAGGATAAACGGGGCGTCTTCTTTTCTACCACCATAGTTGTCGAACCAACTTTTTATTCTTTTTATCTGTTGATATGTTGCTTGTCTACCTTGACGTAATTGTTGATTTCTATTAAAACCCTCAGTGTTTTGATTTCCACCTACAGAATTAAAAGAGTCTTCTAAGTGTTTAACCAAACTATCGGGTATTATTGCAATTCTATCGTATAAATTTTTATTCATCTTTTAACATTTGAATTAATTCTTTGGCTGATATTCCGTGCTCTTTAGCCAATTTTTTAATTGATTTAATGTTTCTTAATAAAAGAGGATTGATTAAATCTTTTAATTTTCTTTTTTCCGTATTTTCTTCAGAGTTTTTATCTATAACGACATCTTCACCTATTTCTTTTTCTTTCAGAATTGGTCTACCAACAAAACCTTTTTTATTTTTATATGGTGATTTTTCATCTCTTTCAGGACTTTTACCAAATTCATCTTCCACTCTTTTTTCTGCCGACTCATCATCCATTTCTAACTCATCTTTGAAATAATCCAAAGTTTCTTTAGCGTCCATATTCATAGTATCCTTATACCCAAATGCTTTAATCATATTTTCTTCTTTAACATACCCCTCACCATAGTATCCGTACCATCCACGTAACAATGGGTCTCTTGGGTTTCTTGCCGCTGGTACGATTTGGTCAGTTGTTTTAGTACCAAGACCATTATTAGCAGGTGAAAGAATAGGAATGTCAGATGATAACCATGTTCCATCGTCATCAACAAGCTCAGTTACTTCCTGTTCCTTAGGTTCATCTTCAGAAGATTTTAATTTTTTTAAAAATATTTCGTGGGACTTACAAGGCATGTATTTTCTTTCACCATCTTCGTTGTGATAGTGAGAGCCGACACAGCCCAAAGTTTTTGCAACTCTTTCTGCCCTTTCTTCTGTAGAGTATTTATATGTCTTCATTGAGCTTTTTACCTATAAATACTTCAAACAAAGTATTTATCATAAAAAAGTATGCCAACTCAAAATTTAAATACATATTATTATCCAAAGTACAAAAGTTTTTTAAATTCAAGGCAATATTTTGATTTGACATTGGCTGCGGATGAAAGGGATTACGACGAAGAGGTTGTGTTCTCAACAGACATCATTGCGGCAAATGACGGAACAAGATTACCAATACGTTTAGATTTGAATGATACTGGTTCTTGTCCTCAACTTTCTATGTCTTTTGATGTATTTTATACGGGAGCTACTTTAGTATCTAAAAATTATTATAATCCGAATAATTTAGATTTAGATTGTATATCTGCTTTCACAGGAACTTGTGATATTGGCTTAGTTGCCACAGATAACGGATTGTATACTGGAATGACAGGTCAAACTCTTTATTATACTATGGGTGTCAGAGACGATTATAAGTTTCATCCGCACTATTATGATAGAAGAATGAAATTACATATGGTTACCGGTTACACCACACCACCTAATACTGTATTTTCAGGTAGACCAAAAACAGCAATGTATAATATAGTGTCTAAAACGGCACCATCAATAGGTTACTATCAAGAACTATACGGAGGATTTTACCAAGGATTTTATAAATTATTTGGGTATGATTATGAAGTCTTTCCTGAAAGATTAAATAAAGGTTGGACTATGGAGACGGTAATTAAGCCAAGAATTACTGATGAATATTCTATTAACACATCGACCGAAGAATACCTGAACACTCGTTACCCTCAAAATGCAGGAACGTTCTTTTATTTTGGCACTAGAGCTGAAAATAAATATTATCATTTTGCAAGTGGTAGTCCTATAAGTGATAGTGGATATACTAGAGTAACGTCTGGACTTACAAGTTTAAGTAGTTGTACTTGTAATCAATCGGGATTTACAAATGCGAATTGTGTTAAACTTTATCCTGTAAGTGCAACAACAGCTTATCATAACATTGGGTGTGGATGTGGCGCATGTACTGAACAAATACCTGTAGAACCTTTGGACCCCAAATTTGATGTATTATCGAATGCGTTATCAATTAGGTTTAGTGGATGCGCCGCAGACCCAAGAATTTGTGTTAAAAGTATTATTATTACTGGTGATTGTGTAACAACTGGTAGTTGTTCAACAACAGGTTTAACATTTCAAACAGGATATACTATAACCGAGGTTTGTAGTCCGCCAATTTATGATATATGTGATTATGTTTGTGAACAAATTTTAGAGGACAGATGGGTAATGGTTACTGCGGTTTTTGAAAGGTACACAACAATAGAAGAATGTGATTTATTAAATTTAGGTGGGTTGGGAGATATAAGAGAAGTAACTTACCAATCTATATTGAATAATACATCTTACAATTTAATAATGCCACCTGAAACGCATTCAGGTGGAACAAAAGAAGATAAAGTATATCGTGTTGTTTTCGATAGAAAATGGTTTGATGATGCTTGGTATAGATTAGGTAGATTAAAAATTTATATCAACGGATATTATTTTATGGTTATTGAAAACTTTGAAGAGATAATTCCGAGAGAATTGAATTGTGAAAAAGAAAAACAACTTGGAGTTCCATTCAACATATCGTGGGGCGGTGGGTCTCAAGGTTTACACGACCATTTAATATTTTCTGCAACTTCAGCGACAACGGGACCTTATACTCAGGACCCCGAGTTATTCCCTGATGAAATTTTATCTGCAACTACATTCAGCGGTTTAAGTACACAAATTTTAATGGAACAAAATTTCGGTGGAACTTTTATGGGAGGACTATCCCAATTTAGAATGTACACAGAAGCTTTTAATAGTTCACAAGTACAACATAATTTTAGAATTTTAAAAGATAGGTTTAATCTTTTTGATTACTGGTGTCCAAATTGTTTAACCCCAAGTTTACCTACCCCAACACCATCACCTACACCGACGGTAACACCAACTCCAACTCCAACCCCAACTGCCACTCCAACACCTACGGTCACACCAACTCCAACTCCAACACCTTCTGGTCAATTTTTAGCGGCGTTAGCAAGTTGTAGTAATACTAATCAACCAACACAATCTATGTTATTACCATTGGCATATCTACCGGTTACTGAAGGGGCGTTCTCAACTTGGTATACCTACACAGTAAGGGACACATTGGGTGATTGTTGGACAATTACAGGTCAATATTTTGATACTCCAACCACTCCAACTCTAACTTGGGATGGAAGTAACACATTGAATTTAATAAACAACTTTGGTTCTGGTACTTACGCAGGATGTGCTTCATGTTAAAATTAAAAAAATGGAATTTTTTATAAAACAAAATACAACTTTACCTATAGTCAAAATGGATGTAGTTTTTGATGGTAGAACAGATGCTGGTGAAAATTTTTACTCATTGATAGATAATGCTACTTTAAGGTTTTCTATGATTAGTGAAGAAACTGGTATTCCTAAAGTTAGTATGAAACAAGCATATATTGTTGCTAAAGACAAAAGAAATCCAGATTCACCGTGGGAATATTACATTTACTATAAGTGGGGTGCAAAAGATACTAACAAGAAAGGAAGATTTTTAGGTCAATTTTTAGTAGTTTTGGAAAGTGGGGAACTTATTTCACCGATTAGAGAAAATCTTTACATCAACATTATTTGACATTAAGACAACTCATTTTTATATTTATTGAAGAAGGGAAACCACGACTTAGTTCGTGAGAACAATAACCCAAAACTAAAAAATATAAAATATGGTTCCACAAGAAGAAATTGAACGCTTCCTATTAGGCGAAGACGAAGAAAAATATATCGTATCACTCGAATACGATTACAAATCATCTAAAATTTATAAGGTAATACAAGACCCTGTTAAGGGTAAATTATTACGCCCCGACACATTTATTCCATTTGCTTGGGTTGGTGACTTGAAAGGAAAAAACTTTTACAAGAACGATAAACACGCACAAAAACGTGCGATGAGTGAAAATGGTATCATCATAGAAAAACTTGAAACTCACGGTGATGAACGTTTAGAAAACGGATTAAAGTATTTGGTTAAAACAACCAAGTCATATTCTAACCTTGTAAACTTCTTTAAAGGTGGTGGATTAGACCCATGGGGTAGAGATAACACAGATTCAATTCAAATATTATCACCCGTAGAACAATACTTAATTCAAAAAAGTAAAAGACTATTCAAAGGTTTTGATGAATACGATGAAATCCACAGGTTTGTATTCGATATCGAGACCACAGGTCTTGACCCCAAAACAAGTAATTTGAAAAGAGCTGAAATATTAAAAGTTAATATAAAAAAAATCTGTAAGACCTTGCATCCTGATTATACACTGAAACAAAAAGATGGTATCTTAAAGTTGGCAAACGAAATGGAACCATACGTTCAGACACAGATGTGGGGGTATAACATTGTGGATATTGCACACGCTGTTCGTAGAGCGCAAGCAATCAACTCAGACATTAAGAGTTGGTCTTTGAAGTATATCACCAAATTTATTGAAGCAGAAAAACCAAATCGTGTTTATGTTGAAGGAGATAAGATTGGTAAAATTTATTTTGATAACCTTGAATATTGGATGAACAAAGAAAACGGAGCATATAAAAAAGTTGGATTTGATTCAAAAATAGATGAGGTATGTAAAAGAAGAGATGATGTTTATAAATTAGTTACAGGTTCAAAAATTATTGAAGACTACTTGGACGATGACCTTTATGAAACGATGGTTGTCGATGAGCAGTTTAACCAAGCGAACTTCTTGTTGTCGAAACTTGTACCAACAACCTATGAACGACTTTCAACAATGGGAACCGCAACGTTATGGAAAATGATTATGTCCGCGTGGTCATATAAACATAACTTAGCTTTACCAAGAAAATTAGAGAAAAGAAAGTTTACAGGAGGTCTTTCTCGTTTGGTTCAGGTTGGGTTCTCTAAAAACGTATTAAAACTTGACTACTCATCACTATACCCATCTATTCAGTTGGTTCACGATGTGTTCCCCGCTTGTGATGTAACGGGAGCGATGAAGAGCATGTTAAAGTATTTCCGTGATACTCGTATTAAATACAAGAACTTAGCGAGTGAATATAAGTCTATTGACCCGAAACTTGCAATTTCTTATGACCGAAAGCAATTACCAATTAAAATTTTTATCAACGCATTCTTTGGTTCATTATCAGCACCACAAGTATTTCCGTGGGGTGATATTGATATGGGTGAACAGATTACTTGTACTGGTAGACAATACCTTCGTCAAATGATTATGTTTTTTATGAAAAGAGGTTACGTTCCACTTGTAATGGACACGGACGGTGTGAACTTTGAAACGCCACAAGATAGGGAGACATATAAGTATATTGGTAAAGGTTTGAACGGTCTTGTTAAAGAGGGTAAAGAATATGTTGGGGCTGAAGCGGATGTTGCAGAATACAACGACTTATTCTTACGAGGTGAGATGGGATTAGACATTGATGGTGTTTGGCCTTCAACAATAAACGTGGCTCGTAAAAACTACGCACTTCTCACAGACAAGGGTAAAGTAAAACTAACGGGTAATACAATTAAATCTAAAAAACTTCAAACGTATGTTGCCGAGTTTTTGGACACAGGTCTTCGAATGTTATTAGATGGTAAGGGTGGAGAATTTTTGGACTTCTACTACGAATATGTAGACAAACTTTATAACAGACAAATTCCTTTGGCTAAAATCGCAAACAAAGCTCGTGTTAAACAATCAATTGATGATTACAAAGTTCACATTACTAAAACCACTAAGTCCGGTAATATGATGTCTCGTCAGGCTCACATGGAACTTTTGATTAAAGAAGGTAAAAACCCTGGTCTTGGTGATACAATCTTCTATGTTAATAATGGTGAAAAGAAATCTCATGGGGACGTTCAAAAGAAAAAAGATGAATTAGTTTTAAATTGTTATTTGATTGATGAACGTGATATAGAAATGAATCCAGATTTATTGGGTGAGTATAATGTTCCAAGATATTTGGCGGCATTTAACAAAAGAATTGAACCATTACTTGTTGTTTATAAACCTGAAATTAGAGAAGACATTTTAATTGAAAACCCAAAAGATAGACCTATATTCACTAAAACCCAAACCGAATTAGTTCGTGGTTATCCTATGAAAGAAGCTCACCAAGATACATTAGAAGAAGTATTAACATTATCAGATACCGAACTAACGTTTTGGAAAAATGTAGGTATTGACCCTTATTATATGTATTTGGATGGAACTGTAGATTTAGTCGACACTGAGTGGGTTGAAAATAACAGAGTTCTAATGGAACAATATGTTCAACAACAAAAGAAAGTGGATGCTGACGAGTATTACGAATTTGATGTTGATGGTGATTTGATGGCTCTTAGTTTCGACTAAGAGTTCTTCAATCCATCAGAAGATAAAATATACCAATAATCTCCTATTTTTCTATATTCAACACAAGCTCCTTTATCTAATTCTATAATATCAAACTCCTCATCTATTGGTGAGTCTGCGGTCACATTTACTTTTGTTAATGCTTTAATTACAACGTGGTCTGTTGTTTTTGAATCTAAAAATAAATCGCAGACATCAATATCTTTTATTACTATTGCTGATTCACCATTTGTTGAATAATATTTGTTTGTTACGACAGCAACATCAGAAGTTACGATTTCGTGACCATTTATAATTCTTTTAGATGGTATTGACCTAAATACTGACATAAATATTAAATTACGGTATATGGACTTTGGAATGCCCTGAACTTTAATAATTTGTTCAAGTTCTCTGCTTGTAAAGCCTTTTGTTCCATCATTTTTTCAGGACGTAATCTTTCTAAACGAGTTTTTAATTCTTCCCATAGCATTGTTTTCTCATCTTTCGCTTCCGTTGCTAATGATGAATAGTCCATAGTTAATTCGGAATCAGGAGTTTTAAGATTACCACTAAACTTACCTCTCACTCTTGCTAATGTTTCTTTACAGTACGCGGTAAACCATCTTCTTACCCAAATTTGTGCGGGTGAATTTAACTTATCCCATCTTAATCTTTCTAAAGGAATGTCTGAAGGTAGTCTGACTACATCAGGATTATTTGCTAAACAATCTTCTCTGTCAAAAGTATCATAGTACCAATACCATACCCTGTAGTCATTATGTTTCATGTTACCAAAATCAAACTTACCACCCGGTACATTATAAAGATGAATTGCTTTTTTACCTTCCGGAAGTGCTGTTACTCGGTAAGTTAATTCTCCAGTAATAATTCTTCTTTTGATATTGATATCAGACATTCTTAAAAGAATATCGAATGCTGGTGTAATAAAATAATTACCTGTTGTACCTAATTGTGAAAATCCGGCACCACCACCTAAACCAATACCACCAAATCCTCCAAAACCACCCATGAATGGGTCGAAGTATGCTGCGTCCAATTCTGAACGTGAAAACCAAAGAAGTTCATTAAGTTCCCTACCTGCCGGTATTTCATAAATTTGTTGATTTGGTACTAAATCAATGTAATCTTTCTTCAAGACCCAATCGCCACCGGCTTGTAAACCAACAATTTTAGAGTAAGCATAAGTGTATTGAGTTTCCCAATCCATACTTCTTGTTGATAAAGCTCTCGTGATGGATTGTTCATCTAAGTTAAGACCATAAACTGAAGTCCACTGTGACTCAATTAACCAATCTTGTACATGTTGTTCATAATCTTCGATAGATAATTCTAAAAGAGAATCCAACATTTCGTCTTCAAGTTCCACTGAACGTAAAGGTGCACCCAAAAGATTACGTATTCTTTTGTAAAGTTTACTTCTTTCTGGTTCGTTGATAATAACTGTAGTTGACATAGATTTTTTTATATAAATATCCTACCAAAATAAATCTAAACAGACTTCTTTTTAATTTGTGTTGTATATTGGTCGTTTACAAACCCCCAATTCACAACTTTCCAAAAGTTTTTAATGTATTCGTCTCGTTTATTTTTATATTTTAAGTAGTACGCGTGTTCCCATAAATCTAAACCAAGTAATGGGTAACCATTTTCTTTTTCGGTATTCATTAAAGGATTATCTTGATTAGAAGTTGTAACAATTTTTAATCTATTATTTTTTGTTAAAATTAACCAAGCCCACCCTGAACCAAATTTAGTTTTAGCTTCTTCACTAAATTGCTCCTTGAATTTTTCAAACGAACCAAAATCTTTTTTTATTTTAGAAAGTATTGGGTCCGATACTTCTTGTTTTTTTGGCGATAACATCTTCCAAAACAAAGCGTGATTAAAAGCACCACCACCATTGTTTTTAACAACATTATTAAATTTTGAAATCTTTTCTACGATTTCTTCTAAATCTAAATCCTTACCTTTAATTTTTTCTAATTCAACATTTAGTTTTTCAACATAACCCTTGTAATGTTTGTTGTAGTGGGTATTCATTGTTTCACCATCAATAAATTTTTCTAAAGAGTTATAGTCATATGGAAGTTTATCAACACTTACTTTTTTAATTTCGGTAATTAATAATTCTTTTTTTGAAGATTCAATTTCTAATAATGTTTCAATTTTTTCAATTTGCTCTGAAAAAGATTTATAGATAATTTTTTCCATATCCTTATTATTTTTTTCAAACTTTTTAATTTCTTGAGACGCCTGTGAACTTGCTTCATCTTCGTTTTTTCCACCAATATCTTTTCCTTTTTTTCTTTTCAAAACGGTTCGTTGGTATTCATGTGACCATTCATGAGCCAATGTTCTTAACACATCACGATTCAATCTATCTTTTACTAAAATTTTAAGTTTGTTTTTATCGGTTCTCGAACCTGTAGTCATTTCGCCGGTTCTTTTATTTTGGAATACAATATCCAAATTATCCTCTAATGGGTAATTTTTTTTAAGTTGTGAAATAAAATCATTGATTAAAACTTTATCCTCTTTACTTGGCTCAATTCCAATATATTCAACATTTACGTCCATGATATATAAATATCATCGGTTTTTAGAAATCATATTTAACATTTCTTCAATTATCGACGCTTCGTCAAATGTATCATCACCCATTACCGTTGATATGATTTTTTTCTTTCTATTTAAGATGTCGTAAATTGCGCCTTCAATACTATTTTCAAATAGGGGGTAATATACTGATGTTGAATTTTTTTGTCCAATACGGTGAGACCTGTCTTCTGCTTGTGAATGTTCTGCAGGTACAAAAGATAAATCATTCATGATTACGGCTTCTGCTGAGGTTAAAGTAATACCAACACCAGCAGCTTTCAAGTTTCCGACAAATACTTTGATTTTATCATTTGTTTGAAACTCATCAACGGCATTTTGTCTGTGGAACTTAGAACAACTACCATCCAAATAAACAGCTGACTTACCAAAGTGGTTATAGATTTGATTTAGTGTGTCGGTAAAGTTTGTAAATATAATAACCTTTTTACCTTGTTCTATAATGTTTTCAGCTAACTCAATTGTGTTATTAATTTTTTCTTGTGCAATAACTTTTCTAACTTTCATCAATTTTGAAAACTGAATTGTAAGTGATGAAGACTCTTCAGGATTTTGGTCGTACCAATTGAAATACTCACCCATTAACTCTTCGTAATCTTTTGATTTGAGTCTCAAATATACAGGAGTGATAATTTTTTCAGGTAAATCTAAAACGTCTTCTTTTAACCTTCTTAAGATGTGTGTTGAGGTTCTTTCTCTTAATTCTTCTAGATTAGATGCTCCCGTAACATTCCATACTTTTCTTTTTCCAACACTAAATTGGAATCCGTTACAATATCTTTTAGCATAAGCCATCCAATTCATTGCTACAGGACTATCAACAAGGTTTAATAAATTATAATAATTCATAGGTCGCGATGTCATAGGTGTTCCTGATAACAACCAAACTCTATTTGATTTACTTGCAATGTCGTTGGCAATTTTTGTTCTTTGTGCTTGTGGATTAGAAATCATGTGAGCTTCATCCATAATAACTAAATCAAAATTAATCTTCATTATTTCTGATTTTTCCTTTTCTTTAGTGTCGTGGAAATTTTTTAAGATATCATAGTTCACAATAACAAAATCATGTTCATCTGAAAATTTCTTACCTTCTGCAATATATACGGTTCTATCTGAATAATTTGCAATCTCC